CCGTCCTTTTGAGTACAGTTTCCTGTCCTCATCGGATAACATGCGATTCAACGCGACTGCGATACTATGCCTATCAATTACAGGCATCTCGCAATTCCCACCGCTCACAATGCACTGGTAGAATGCTCTAACCTTATTCCCACCCAGCACACTCAAGGGCTCCTCACCGCGAAATATTCTCTCGGCTTTCCGATTATTGGCAAAGAAGTGTCCCACAAACGACCCGCTATTAATGGCATTCCTTGCCATCTCAATATTCAAATCCCAGCGAATCATCGGACTAAACGCGGCTATTACCCCCGCGCCTAGCTTCACGTTCCCCTTGCCTACCTCGAAAGCGATATCCCTAGCCTTGGGATACCAGTTAACGCCAGCCGTAAAATCCTCCGGCGTCACTTGTCGCCAAGTCTTGAGAATATTCCGCTTGTATTGCGTGATTATGTTCATAGGCATTAACCTCGTGAGAGACTCCAGAGAGCCCCTCCAGTGATTAACGATGTATCAAACCCGCGTCAATCATCCTCATGGCCTCACGTCCGTAACTCCCCTGCAATTGCCATGCCATTCCTGTACTAACTAAATACTGGAATAACTCAATCGTCGCGTCGGCGTCCAATTCCCCAGACTCAAACGCGATAATGTTTCCAGTCAAGTCATACGGCTTGACATTCTTGGCATTCTCTTCTTTCATCAAATGCCTGTCGATTGCCCTGCTACCTACTCCCATAATCTCCTCCAGAGGAAAATATCCTCTCCCATGTCCTCACGTTTTCAGTGTGACCGTGTGCATATAGCGCGTGTCAGTCCTACTTGTGAAGAACAGGGACAGAATACTTAACTGTCTGTCCAGTGTGAGCATGTAACGCGGGAAACGTTCCTCCCCGCGTGTTTCCTCACCCGTTAATAGGTTCAGTCAATCGACTGTTCACTATCTCCGATTCGCTTTTGATTCTGTCAAATTGTTCCAGATTCTCATCGAACACCTTTCTCGCATTCGACTTAATCTCTGAAACGTAAACGTCTCCCATCTCACCCTCAGGCACGATAGGCGACGTAACGAGACAGAACCATCTCGCGTATTGCTTGGAATCATCCACTTGCCACTTTTTGAGCACGTACCACGTCCAAGAGCCATCGAAAGACTTCCATATTTCATATGGCTTGTACGTGAGGTACTTGGGCTCCCCAGCTTGCGGAATGTACTTCCTCATTTTCCCTTGCGTGTTTTTCATGGTAACGTTTCCTCCGTTCCATGCTCACCTTTGTGTGCGGTACGCGAGGGTTAGCTCGCGTTATCAATCTTCCCGCAATTCCATGCGTCGTTACCCAAGTACCTGCAATCCGCCGCGTGTTCCTCTGTTCCAGTAACTCCGCAAACGTTCGCGTCGTTCTCTGGAATAGGAACAAATGCCCATCCGCCACGCGGGAAAAGCATGTCCGCTGTAACTTGCTTGCGATGTTCAGCACAAATAGGAAAACTCTCCTCAATCAGACTGGAGTACTCTGTTATCTTTCCCGTGTACTGCGCGTACACTGGCCGATGAAACAGAGCAATTGCTACCGCGTCGTTATCGTCTGGAGTAGCTTTCCCGTTCGCGTCAATCCAAGCAATTTTGCATTTGTATGGCATGAGATATAACCCTCCCATACCGCACACAAAACTGTGGTTTACCACAATCGGGCTATCTGTGATGCGCGGGGTCTAATCCTCCGGGGAGGAAATATCCTTCGGAACGTCCCGTCAGAATGCGTCCAAAGGAATACCGCTACCAGTTTTTCTGCCAGCGTAATCTCTCGCCTTCCGCCTGAGATACCGTGTGCTCTGCGAATGCATTCGACTAGGACGGTGGAACGACTAGCAACGTACTGACCGCGCATTGCCGCGCTATTCTTTGCCGCATGGCCGCCGAAACACTAATGGCCGCTGACGTGTTTCTGTTTGCCCTTGGGGTTTGCCTCTAGTTCCGGGCTCCCCTAACTACGCTGGGATATAGTGCAATGTGTGTGCCAAACTGTCATACGGAATTATCAATGACTTACAGACACCCTAGGGACAAAATTACATCCGTACTAGTACAAGTATATGTAATCCTTACACTAAATTATGCTAAGTTATTGATTCTAATGGGATTAGATGCGAAGGTAAATTCTACATCCCGCCGAAAATTCTTCGTACTGGTAGTACCCCCAGTTTAGCCTATTAGAGCGATTATTCGAGCGAATCTAATACGGACCTAACACCCAATGTTTCCAATAACTTCCATAATTCCCTTGTCCCAGCACACACCCTCACGCTAAGTTATTGATAACAAACGCTCTCCCGTAACTCGGAAAATGGCTTAAATCGCCTCTAATTGCGTCCTATGGTATGCTGACCGCATGGAACAGACTTCCAATACCCCCAAACGGTCCCAGAAACCCCCCGCTGTCAAGGGTGAAGTAATCCGCCGTCGCATGGCCGGAGAGACTAATTCCAACATTTCAGACAGTTTAGGCATTTCTGTAAATACAGTAAAGAAGATAATCAATGAAACTGGGATTGATAATGCGAATAGCGTCGAATCCGTTCTAGCACGTGCCGGAATAACTCCCACGACTCTAGCAGAGCACGCGGCCAATGGATTACTAGCTAGTGAAGTTAAACTAGCATCATTCGAAGGAAAGTTTACGGATGAGAGAGAAGTAGCAGACCATGCCGCGAGGTTTAGGTATTTCGACGCGACGGCGAAGATGCTAGGCATGTATCCTAGTGAGTCTAACGCGACGATAGCGCAATTAATTGTTAGGCTCCCACAGTCTGAGATTATAAAGGGACACGGCGACACGTGTCTCTGTGATGAGTGTGCGCGTGCATGGGAATCCAAGAGTCTACCATTAGCTACAGTACTCCCATAACTACGATGAGTCCTGATAGTAATAGGCTGCCCAGAACTAATGGCCATAATGGAACTACTAGTACCGCCGCCGCCGCTCCAGTACTACTAGTACTCACAGTACCCCATACACCCATAGGCACCCGGCCTATCACCCGACCGGGGGGTGGGGTCATGGACAGGCGATTCCAGCGGGATTTTGGGTAATTAAGTTGATAAACATTTTCCATATGACAATGACTATGTTAATATAATTTCGTTATGCCACCCACTCAACAGAAATCGACGGCGAATCCTAGTTCACTGGACTTGATGTTAGGGGGTCTCCCAGCCGCGGCTAATGGCGGGCAGAATATGGCGGCGTTAGCGCAGATGATTGGGCCGGGACAGAATTTAAGGCCGTATCTTCAACAGGCTGGGACTGATTACGCTGACCAGCTTGACCAGATGATGATGAATCCAATGGCGGCGTGGTATTAGTATGTCCTACCCTACGATTGGGCAGTGTTGTGTTTGTGGTGGCGAGGCGAAGGCGATTTCCGGTAATGAACTTCTTTGTATGAAGCACGCTAGCACGGAAGAACTAGTATTTACTCGGGAAGGATTTTCAGAATTTGTTATCCCAATAATTAGGGTAAAAGAAGATGAACCCACTACAGGATAAGTCGGCTCTCAGTGAGGGATACCTACATCGCGTATTGGTAGCTCTAGACCAGTTTGGGAATGTGGTCTTCGGTGGAGACCCGGATGAGACCATTTCCGCAAGGTCGGCAAGAGCCGCAGCGAGAGGAGATAAGCTAGGTAAGTTTATGATTTGGTGGCTAGATAAGCTACAACCGGGTCATGGAACTCTAGCTGAGTCTGGTGACCTAGCTAGGGCTCAACAGATTGAAGAGATTGAACGTAAGGCTCTCGGGGGTAAGTAATGCTTGAACACGTCAAGCGAGTGGATGGCAACTGGACAGCGAATGCTTATGGGCACGTGGTCCAGGAGAGGTTCTTCCGTGAGTTCAAGCGTAAGGGAGCAGAGATTGCGGTTATGTCGGAGGTTCAATGGGAGGGGTATTTCGGGGAAAAGGAAGTTAAGAACGGCACGCCGTTCTCGAAGTATATTGATGGAGTCCCGGTGATTAGTGATAAGAACGTTCCCAAGGACCAAATTCATTTTCACGTAGCCGAGAAATTATTGGGGAAGATTATTAACCTATACGTCCCACCTGAGCCGGAGCCCGATGGCACCGAAACAAAAACGAGCAGCTAATCAAGCGTGGCAACCGAATCCGGGACCACAGACACGCCTATTTGATTGTCCTGCGGAGATTATTTTGTATGGGGGAGCGAAGGCCGGGGGTAAGACTGACGCCATGCTGATGAGGGCGGCGAAGTATATTCACCGGGACGACTATCGGGCTATCGTCTTCCGTAGAACTTTCCCTGAACTAGAACACCACATCATCCCCAGGTCCCAACAATTATTTGGGGGAATAGGTAGGTATGATGGGAAGACTCACCGGTGGAATTTTAAGACCCCCTCCGGTGGAAGGTCCATGATTGAGTTTGCGTACTTAGAGAGAGAGAGTGATATTTTTAGTTACCAGGGGTCTCAATATGCGTTTATCGGTTTCGACGAGTCCACTTTGTTCAGTGAGAGTGTGATTCGGCTTATGTGGACATGTCTACGTTCCACTATTCCTGATATTAGAAAGCAAATGTTACTAACCGCTAACCCTGTCGGGCCGGGTTTCGGATGGCATAAGCTCATGTTCATCAAGGACCGGTTGAACGGGAAATTTTATAGAGATGCCAGATGGCCGAGTGATATGAAGCCTGTAGGGGCCTCCACTTGCTTTATCCAGGCACGTGTGTATGACAATCCGGCTCTCTTGAATAACGACCCTGGTTACATTGACCGTCTAAAATCTCAGTCAGCCTCTGTGACTAGGGCTCTCCTTGAGGGTTCCTGGGAAGAAACAGTCCACATGGCCTTTAGTTTCGACCCCTATGTTCATTCAGTAGATGCGTTCGAACTTCCTCCCGACTGCCCAAGATGGATGGGACTAGATTGGGGCAAGGAAGACAAGGCCGCCGCGGTCTGGATGGCTTATCACAAAGGAAAAGTGTACGCCTACCGAGACCATTGTCGTCCAGGGAAGCTAATTATCCCTTATGCACAGGAAGTTGTGGACCTAAATGGCAGCGAGAGAATGGATTATTGTGTCCTATCCCACGAATGCTTCTCTCATCACGGCACAGGGAACACTCAAGCCGACCAATTCATAAAAGTATTCAGTAAAGCCGGTATCCCGGTGATTAAATCTGATAAAGATGCTGAAGGAAGGCTCATGTTGACCCGTGAGTACCTCAGAACTACTAAAATTCCCGTCTCTCCCGAGACTGAGGGTATCGGAGGAGACTATTCCTACTGGTCCAAGAGGTTCCAGACTGAAGGGGTCAAGGCTTGGGAGGATTTCCGGCGATTTGGGCAGGATAACGACGATACTAAGTTACCAAAAATGCAAATATTTAGACCTGGAGTGGTGAACGGGAAGCAATTAGGCTGCCCGGACCTTCTTACGGCCCTCCCGCTATTGACAACTGATGTCGAGAAGCCTAAAGTGTTAGCGGATGGTCAGGATGACCACAGTTACGACGGTATGGGGTACGGATTAAAGGCTTTTGTGGTCAATGATGAGGTAAGTCTAATGGAAGCCTACCAGACACAGTTGGGAGGGAGGGTCCCAGACTCCCTTCTAGCCGCCCATCACGCTATGAACGCCGCCAAAGAGGCCGTCGAAGGGGAAGAGGGTGGAGATATGCCAATTCCTTGGGTAACTCCGCCTTATGACCCCACGGAACGGGACTTTTAGTGGTATGATATTTCCGCAGTTCAAATTTAAGAGGTGAGAAATGCACGTAGACGCAAAAGCAGAGAGAATTATCAACGCAGAGGGGAATCAGCAACTAGACATAACTGGCGTGGTTATTCCTTTTGGTCACAGTCCAGTGTTGCTGGAAGGACCTGGGGTTTCCTACAACGCTAAGATTACCCACATAGCTTCGAGTGGAGGATTTGTGTCCTTTGCTCTATCTATCGAAGCAACTGCCCCGGCACCGGAGCCAGCGGCGGTAGACCCGGAACCGGAACCAGTAGTTCCCGCAGCCACTGAGCCGGAGATAGACTCCTCAAAACCAGTCGCCCTAAAGAACCTAAGAGTTACAAGTAATTAGGTATATACCTAGTGTGTAATACTGCACACTTTTTGCGTGCCGACTATTTACCTGCTACCGTGTGTTCACAGGTGAATAGCCCATGCCACAATCAGCATCTAAAGCTCTTAGTCTCAACGTCGCCGCAGTAGCCCCTCTTGCCGTTTCTAGCGGTGCCCTCCCCGATGCCGTAGAATTCCAACCCTATAGCCAGCAATTACAGGCTTCTGGCGGAACCGCTCCGTTTAACTGGTCAATCAGTGCCGGAGCCCTACTAGCAGGTATCACTCTATCCGCTCAAGGTCTTCTCGCGGGCACTCCAACTGTCGGAGGAGCCTTCAACTTCACGGTCCAAGTTACCGACTCGGGTGCCTAAATGGCACAAGTCGCTAGTCGTTCGTTCTCTCTTCTCGTCAAATTAAAGGAAAAGCCCATGTCCCAAGTAACTCTAAATTGGAATCCCAATACGGAACTAAACGTCTCCTACGATGTCTTTCGTGGAGCCTCGTCTAACAAAGAGGGATTGCTGCCACTAAACCCTTCCCCGCTAGTTTTCGCTTCGGGGGTCGAGCCCACCTATACTGACTCAACTGTCCTTCCTGGTTCTCGATATTTCTACCGGGTAGCGGCGTTTGTGGGCGGTCTAGAAAGCCCGTTCTCGAATGAAGTGGAGACAGTATTCGTTCCGTTTCCTCCTGGTGTCGCTGGGCTATCGTTAGGTCGTGCTTCTGGCTTCGGGGTCCTTGCGGCCACAACGCTAACTAACACAGGCGCTTCAGAAGTACGTGGTGATATCGGTGTAGCTCCCGGAACGTCAATTGTCGGCTTCGATACTCCTGGAGGTCCAGGATTCTTTACCGGCTCCGAACACATTGATGACTTTGTGGCCATCGCGGCACAAGCTGACGCTCTAGCGGCTTGGAACGCAGGTATGGCTGCCAAAAACCCCGACGGTTCCGTAACCAATCTAGGAACCGCCGTTGACATTGGAGGTAGAACTCTTGCTCCCGGAGTTTACTTTGCTCCCGACTCTCTCGGTATCACCGGCAATGTGGTTCTCGACGCTAACGGTAATGCCGATGCCGTGTGGATTTTCCAGGTCGGTACTGCTATCACAATGGCAGGAGCCATCGTCCTCCGTGGCGGTGCTCAGGCGGCTAATGTTTACTGGCTCGCTGGAAGTGCGGCTACTCTCGGTACCGGTTCCATTTTTAGTGGAAGGCTCATCGCCAAGACCTCCATCACCCTAGTTACCGGAGCGAACATCGACGGTCAGCTATTCGCTCTAAACGGTGCCATAACGATGCAAGCGAATAATGTGGCTATGTTCATTCCGATTACCTTGGTAATTTACTCACACGGTAAGTTCTTCGGACTAGGCAGCATATTCTTCGACTGTGCTTCGGGTACCTACCAGGAAGTAATTGTTCCGGGCACCACTAGTCCCGCAGGTACGACGATTGTCTACAACCCAGTAATCGGCGGTACCACACAGGACGGTAGTGTCATCTGGCAGACCCTAGACCCACCGATTGGTTCTCCTCTCCAGTTGCCACCTTCGCAACCGGTTGCGGCTCCTACTCAACCCGCTGCTCCAACTGGACTATTCATCAAGTCGGAGAGCTAGAAATATCTGATATACTAAATCCCGGACGGTCCTCGATAGGGCCTCCGGGATTTTTTTTTGTGGGGCAGCATAAACTAAAAAATAAAACGAAGACGACAATGACTAGAATGAGATACGAGTTGAAGATTGCAGGCTTCTCATCGTCTAATTGTCAGACTTGTTACGGGACGGGTAGGTTGGGATTCCTCGGGCCGGTAGAGAAGGGCCTTGTGCAACCATGCCCATGTGTGGCATATTTTGAGGTAAGTAAACTAAAACAGGAAGCTAAGGATGCCGAACAAAAGCAATCAGGAAATGTCGATACTCCAAAACAGCCATAAATTGGAACAGGCAGTAGTCCTATACATGAATGCGAAGACGTTGGGTTCCCGCGTCGGTGCTCATTGTGGAGATTGTTGGAAGTACGTAGGCTCGGAAAGTGGTTCCGGTCAGTGTGTGGAAGTTGAGGGAGATATAAACCCGGCTCACGGAGTTTGTGGCCTATATGTCAATGGTCGGCTATTCGACGGCAAGAAGCCCGATTTCGAGATTCCAAAGGTATCTAAAGTAGTCGCTGGATACGTGGAACAGGGACCGACACATTGTGAAAATTGTGACGAATTCGTTTCCCGCGATAACTGTAAGAAAGTAGAAAACTACCCTCAGACGATTGAAGAGGGTGGTTGCTGTAATCGTTGGGAACCAAAGGAAGGCGAGTAATATGCTACCTAATCAAATGTCAAGATACTCAATGGATACAATGGGCACCGAGAGAACTGGGGGAAGCGTGTTCGCCCCTATGCAGGGTCCGATGCCGGTTGGAAGACCGGGTTCGGAGATGATTCGCCGTGGCCCTATGCCCATGCCGGGTCCTGCTCTCTCCGGTGGACGACCTAATGTTAATATGGGCGGAGATGCCGGTCCTATTGCCGGTGGTGGAATGCCGCAACAAGCTCGTCCTCTTCAAGCCGCTGGTCCAGCTTTACCTAGTGCCCCACAACGTCCCCCTATGGCAGGCTTCGGTGGGGCTGGTGGCCGCGGTGAAGGCTCCAGAACTTTCATGGCGATGATGTAATATGCCCTTCGTCTCCAAAGCGCAGATGAGATGGGGGAACTCTCCCTCAGGGCATAAGGCTCTTGGTGACAAGGGTGTCCAGGAATGGAACTCATCCACTAAGGGTAAACAACTTCCCGAGAAAAAGGGTTTCGACCTCCCTTCTAGGAAGAATAAATGACCTTCGGAGACTGGTGGAACCAACATAAAAACGGGGAATGTCATTGTGTTCCAAGTTGTACCTACAAAATTTTCATGCAACAGGAATCCTGGATTGAAGCGAAAGCTAAGAAACGTCTACTGGAGTTCCTAAAAATAGACGAGAACGGAAATTACGACGATGGCAGACAATCAGCCGATGTTCAAAGCTAAGGTAAGTATTAAAAGAAATAAGTTACCTTCCGCCCCTATCCACGTTAAAATCGACGCCGCTCAGGACCCTACGGACGTTAATCGAACCGATATTCCCACTAGAACCGGCTCCTCTACTCTAAAATCCGACGCCCGTTCCAGTTTCGGTGCTTCCACTCGTCCCTTCCGTACCCCACGTTGGTCCGCCAATACCGCTTTCAAAATGCCGTCCAGGTTGAAGTTCGATGACCCCGAAGATTAAGTTTGTTCTACCGTCATCTAAGTCCGCACCGAAGCCCAGAGTGAAAAAGAGGAGAAGGGGAGGGAAACGTGAGTCTAAGAAAGTGGTTGTTTCCGTACACAAGTTCTCTTGAGGAACAGTTAAAGGAAGTAAAGGTAGAGCGGGATAATCTATTAAATAGATTACTTCATGCTTACTCGGGATACGAGTTACGGCAGCCCGTCCCTAGCTACGCCGACGCCCAGGCCGCTGTCACTAAGCCGCCCACTGAAGACCAAGTTCTCGGTAAGGGTACTCATGCTACCATAGACTTGATGAAAGAGTATGAGAGTGCTTGTTTACGTGCCGATGCCGAGACCAGCGATGTCACGGTAGAGTCCGATAGACTCCGGGTACAGGAAGAATTCCAGAAACATGCTCAGGAGTATGAAGAGAGATTAATGAAAGCCCGAACGGCAGCCGCGGCTAATTCTGGAATTAAGGAATTATAAATGGGCGGATTTTCCACAGTACCACAAATGGGTAACGATAACGTTGGGGACGACAACGCCAATAAGTCTTCTGTACAACGTACAGAGGACGATATCCTAGCCGATGGTGCCCGTGACGCTCGTGATATCCCTCTCATGCCCGGTCTTACCAAGGAACTTGAGAAGGAATTAATCGGGTTAGTAATGGAGTACGAACGCGAGAGCTACTCCACCTGGCGCTGGCAAGTGAGGGATGTGTATGAAGCCGAATCCTTCTGGAAAGACCTACAAATTGGTTTCTTTGATGCCCGGAATGATTTGTGGCGTACTCCATCCATTAAACAACTCGCTAATGTTGGTGAGACTGGACAACGGTTTAATTTCTTCACTAACATCTACAAAGCCTTTGGGTGGGCTCTCATCTCAGTACTCGGACAGAAAGTGCCATCTGTGCGATTTCTTCCTCAAGATTATCGAAGAGAGTCAGATGTTATCGCCGCAAGAGCGGCAGGTGAGGTTGTCCCGCTTATTAGTAGAAATAACAAAGCACCTCTACTCAACCTCAGAGCAATCTACGCACTATTCACAGGAGGACTAGTCTGCTCCTACACTCGCTATCTCGAAGACGGTTCCATGTTCGGCTGGAAAGAGGACCCACAAGTAGAGATGCAGAAGATTAAGATTGAAGAAGAGGGCTTCGAGTGTCCGGGATGTTTCCAGTTCACTCAAATGGACCAAGTTCATCCTGCCGGTGAGACTGGTCAAATGGGCTGCCCGCAATGTGCCCGGCCATTCGCTGAGTCCAGTTTCCGTCCGGCACAGTTCGCTGAAGCACCAGTCGTATCACAAATTAACAAAGTCCCTCGTGGACAGGAACTTATCACCCTCCACGGAGTCCTGGAGTTAAGACTTCCACCTTGGGTTCAAGAACAGAGAGATTGCGTTTACCTTGGTCTCGTACATGAAGTACACATTTCACAACTTAAAGCTACTTACGGCGAGCGAGCCAAGAATCTTGCAGGCGGCTACGGTTCTGGACCTTATGACACTTGGGACCGTTTTGCTCGTTTGGCTCTTATTGAACCTACTGTAAGTTACTACTCCACTTCTAATCAGAACCTCGTGACTTTTAAGAGATACTGGCTAAGACCAGATGCCTTCTATATGGTGGATGATAAGGAGAAGAGGGAGAAGTTAATCTCCCTATTCCCAGACGGAGCCTACCTGGCCTTTGCCGACCCGACTTACCTACTGGACGCCCGCAACGAGCGAATGGACGACCACTGGAGAATTTGCCGGGCTATGGAAGGGGCGGGAATGTATACTCCATCTCTCGGCTCCTCCACTATCTCCGTTCAGAAACGCTTCAATACCCTTCACAACTTCATTATGGAATGGGTGGAATATGCGGCAGCCGGAACTGGTACTTTCGTCAACGCCAATCTCATTAACGTTCGGGCGCTATCAAATCAACGTCGTGCCCCAGGGCTCATCTACCCAATACGTGTTCCTGCTGGTTCCGACATTGGGCGTAATATTTACGAATCCAGACCCGGCGCTATTGCGAATGAGGTATTCAAATACGCCGACTCTCTACAGTCACTAGGGCAACAACTCTCCGCTGCGGTACCTACCGTTACCGGCGGAACCGACCAGTCTCTCAAGCCAACGACTTACCTAGCCGATAGAGAACAGGCTCTAGGTAGATTATACGTACCTTGGTTACACCTAAGAACCTTCTGGGCCGAGACTTTCCTTCTAGCCGTCCGGGAATTCGCCCGCTGGAGAACTCAGGATGAACAATATTCGGTATTCGGCGCGAGGGGAGAAGCGCAAGGTCTGGAAATCCGCCTCGAAGACCTCCAGGGCGGTTTCGATGCCTACCCGGAAGCCGACGAAGCCTTCCCGGTCCTCTGGCAACAAATGCAATCCGCGTTTATGCAACTAATGCAATCCGCTGACCCACGTATCCAAGAAATCGTCGGTGATATCGAGAACGTATCGTTAGCTAAAGGTATGCTCGGTCTTCCAGATATATACGTCCCTGGGGAAGACGATAGAATCAAGCAGAAGCAGGAGATTGCCGTACTACTCCAGCAACAGCCGGTTCAGACTGTCAACCAGATGACCGGTCAAATGGAACTCCTACCATCTGTTCCAATCGACCCATTTGAAGACATGCATCCATTACATGAAGATGTAGTCAAGAAGTGGGCCGTATCAGCCGTTGGTCTACGAGCCAAAGTAGAGAACCCTAACGGCTATCACAACGTTATCGCACACGGAGTAGCACACCAGAAGTTCCGTATGCAAGAGATGGCACAAGCTGAGAGCGGTGCTCTGATGCAAGGTCGTCAGTTAGCTCCTTCGGGACAAGGCGCAGATAAAAAGCCCCAATCCGCTCCAGCAATGCCTTCGGGTGACGGGGGTTCGCAGTCCCCTATCGCCCAAACTGAGTCGGCTATGCAAGGCGGCTCTGGTAATATGGCTCCATAAGGTTAGGTGAGTCCGGTCGTCCCTAACTTACAATCCATGACCGAAAAGGAAACTCCATGTTTGAACCCCGCATTATCTCCACTCGTGTTGTTATTGATTCAGAAACATTAGAAGTATTAGAGCGTGATTCATATGAATATTCCGGTCCAGTAGACCGTCTCGACGCAGCCCCGGTGGCTGATGCTCCCGTAGCCGATGCTCCGCCAGCCAATGACGGCGCGGCTCTTGATGGTTATGTTGAGGGCAATTCTGCTCCAGTTGTGGATGAACCGGTAGTAGACGAACCGCCCGCTGACGGTACTCCGGTAGATGAACCTCCCGCAGATGAGCCACCGGCTGATGACCCTAACGCTCCGGTTCCCGCTAAACAACCTACTCCCCAGGAACTAAAATCTGACGAAACTCTCAAGAAAATGTACCGGGAGAACTACGGCCAGATTAAAGAAATTATCAAGCAGAATCCAGCGTTACGTCCGGCATTCTTCAAGGCCGCTGAACTTAATGAAATCTTCGTAACTCCCGACGATGCTCGTCAGGCTAAAGAGTGGGCTACGCAACTCTATAAGTTCGACAATATGTACTATGGGAGTACGGAGAATAAGCGGGAGTTCATTAATTCACTATATGAGAACTCCAAGGAAGCCGACGGCTCCTCTCCTCACTTTGACCAAGTAGCCTCTATGTTCGTGGGTGATGGACTATCCAATATCGCCACCCGAGTCCAACAGGGTGACCCGGCTATCTCCCGTGCCTTCTCGGACCTTGGCCTCAACGGTAAACAAGCTATGGTGGCGGTCCAAGCCGTAGCTGCTATGTTTGGCATTCCTCTTAAGGGAGTAAGTTTCCCTAAGCCAACTGGCGCAGGTGGACCCGCAGCCCCAGGCACTATGAGCGAGCGGGAACAATACCTTGCTCAGAAGGTAGCTGAACTGGATGCTCAATTAAAGTCCGGCCAGCAGTCTACCCTTGCACAGGCCGAACAGAACTTCTATAATGGAATCCAGTCAACCTTCCACGGAAGTCTTGACACCGATATTGCCAAGCGCCTAGAAAACGCTACGGCTTTGAAGTCCCAGAAACCCGGCTTCCAAAACTGGGTGAGAGAAAGTATCAAGCAGCGGACAATCGACGCTGTGAGAAACGACTCGTTTTTTGCCAACCAGATGGAAGCCATGTCTCGCTCGGGTAATCGCGGCCCGGAGCATCAGCGGCAACTAGTCGCTGCGCTCGAACAGCGTGCGAGACAGTTTCTTCCCGATGCCCTCCAAGAGGTTCTTCGGGAAGCCGGGATAACTCTAGTGCAAAAAACGAACGCGGCGCGTACTCAAGCGGGTACTCAACACCGCGAGCCTGCAACCTCGGGAACTCCTGGTCGCCTCAGTAAACCCGGTGAACGCCAGTCATCGAAACCAAATTCTGGTGAGACTTACGAGCAGTTTTCCCGACGTACACTAGGCATTGATTAACTTGAATCAGAGTCCTTGACTCGACCTCAAGCCACCGCATTTCACACCTTTGGTGTATCTAAATGGCACAAGCAACCTCGGATGTCATTGGTCTCCAGTTAGAACAGGTACGCGATAAACTACCTGAGCTTTTTGGATATCCAGACTCCCTCTTCTCCAAAATTGATACGCGCCGGGACGTTCTCAAAGTTTCCTCTCGTGCTTCGCGTATCCCGTTGCAGATTCGTCCAGGAGCACGTACCGGTCAGGTTAACTTAGCTGGTGGCGCTCTCGGTCGTGGTACCGCAACGCACTACGATGCAGCAACCCTCACTCCTCTAGCCGCACGTATCGCTATTGAAATCAACAAGGATGCGCTCGACCAGACTAACGGGGAATCGAAGGCTATTCGTAAGCTCATCGCGCTAGAAATTAAGAACGCTATGAGAGAATTCCGTGTTTTCTGGAACGGTCAACTCCAGACTGCCGGGAACAACGTAATTGCCACCACTTCCCAGGGTCAGCTTGCAACGGATGCCTCCCTCACCGTTGCCGTAGCTCCTTTCTTCTCCCAGTTAATCCGCGCCGGTCAGATTCTCAACATCTACGACACCACCATCACCACTCAGCGTGGTCAGGTGACCGTAGCCTCGGTTGACTATCCGAACAACGTAATTAACCTAACCGGACAAATCGGCTTCGTCGTAACTTCGGGTGACGTAATTCTAATCGAAGGTGTTGCTGGGGCTTCTCCGGCAGGATACTTCGGTCTTCCTTACCACCACTCCGATTCCGCAGCCGGAACCTGGCTCAACCTTTCCCGTGCATCTGTTCCTGAAATCCGCGCCAACGCGGTTCACAACGGACAGAACGCCCTAACCACGGCCCCGATTCGCTTAATTCTCAACAAAATTAAGCAGCGTGTGAACGCCGTGAACCCGAAGCAACTTGCTGCTCACCTTCACCCGGCGCAGCGTGCTGCTTACGAAGAGTTGGCAATTCTCGTGACCGAAATCCACAAGGGTTCCGGCAATGAGTCCATTGACATGCTCTTTGGAGACACGAAGCTCGCAGGCGTGAATGCGATGGAAGACATCCAGGCCGCCCGTGACCGTATCGACTTCGTGAACTTCGATACTTGGGGTAAGGTGGAGTCCGCTCCTATCGACTTCCTCAAGAACGAAGACGGTTCCTACTTCACCCGTCCTATCGACTCGACGACTGGTTCGCCTCTAGCGGCTACGTTGTTCTATGTCTACTGGTTCGGTCAGTTCTTCATCGACAATCCGGGAGCGGTTGGTTACATCGACCAGCTTGCTATACCTACGGGATATACAACAATCTAACGGAATCTGCCCGCACCAAATTTCAGGAGAATCGAAACAATGACTCGTAAACTTCTCGCAATTCTCGCAACCTTTGCTCTTGTAGTGATGGGGCTTACCCTAGCTACGCCAGCTAAGGCTCAACAGGGACCGGCTCGTGTAAATGGACCAAGCGGTACGTACTTTGCTTCGGCCTATAACCAATGGAGTTCTACTGTCGCCATTGGTTTTACTGGAACCGGCTCCCAAACGATGTCGATGCTTTATGGGTACGTAACTCTCCCAGATGGCCGACCATTCGTTCCTTTCAGCACCAACGTTCCGCTTCAGGTGGACTTTGGTTCCAACGCAGAGGTGGTAACGCCATCCGCCGTATCGGGATGTCAACCACTCAACCCTAACCAGGGTGTTTGCCAGGTCACGGCGACCTTCGCCAACGCTCACGGTAACGGAACCTTCGTTTCTTCCGGCGATTTCGGTATTGAGGAAGCAATTCTCGATGCGCAGAACAACGGCGGAGGCTTGGTATACTTTGCTGTGGACCTTGGGAACGTAACTCTTTCCACTTCGGGAGTAACCACCACATCTACCGTGAAACTCCCTTCGCACTTTATTGTGGAGGGTGCTTCTGCTCGCGTGAATACGACTATTACCGTGGCTACCTCTTGGAACCTTGGTATTGTCGGTTCGACTGCGGCATTCGTAACCACCGATACCGGCTTGACTGCGGGTTCGACGGCCCGTGGCTTTGAAACTGCCTCGGCCATCGTAAACTTAGCTGCGGAGACGACCCTAGCAGCGGTAGTATTCACTGCGGCTGGCGGTACTCCGGGTGCCGGAGCTATCCACGCAAAAGTATGGGGTTATGTCCCCGTTCAACCTGTCAGCTAATGACAAACACACCTACACTAGTTGAGGGCGGAATCCGACTCTCTCGGGAGGAAGAGACTGCCCTTAACATCATGCTCAGACGTGAGGGTGGTGAGCATCAAGGAATGCCGTTATTTAAGTTGGAATGGACAATGGAAACGAGTAAGAAGCACATCGTTCCAGTCTGTTTTGGCACTAACCCTTGTTCTTACCACCTACTCACTTGGGAACCGCCTTCGATGGCTCTGTCCCTTTGTGAATCCGCTCTTGGCGAGGATACTTCTAAAGGTTCCTATAACTGCGTTACTCATTTCGTGGATGAGAACGATATCCCCTTTGCTCCTACGATATTTATAATTGAGAAAGTCATTCCCATTCTCAAGAGAGCCCAGGAGACTGCCAGGGCGGCGTTACTTGGTGAGAGAGCCATTGTTGAACGCAATCGGGCCAAGAAGCGCGAGGAGATTCTAGAACGCCAGAAGTCCAAGGATAGGGCGTATGATAGTTATGTGGAATCGGTTCTCGAAGATACTAACCCAGCTTTTAACGGGAACCCCATGTCTACTTCTACTACTTCTGCAAGTAAGGTTCTATCGGACTTGAAACCTATCAAGCAAGATAGACCAGAGAAATTCGATTTTACTATTCGTCGAGACCGCCTGTCCGAATAGTTAGTTCCAAGGCGAAAAGGAAAATAACATGGCCATCGCAATTGCAGTAAGAACCGCTCGTCTTATTTCAGTGCACAACGAACCTTCAACTCTTCGTCTTACCCTTCCATCCATTACCCCAGGAACATACTTCATCCCTGGAATCGACGCTTCGGATGAGGAACTAAGTAAGTGCACATTTAGTTTCAAGGGTCGGGAGCCGGTGCAATACGCCCAGCGGAGAGAAATAGATGGCAAGAAATTCATAGAGATTTCCGTATTCGAGGGCAAGACAGCGCAGTACGGAACCGAACTCGACCAGAAGATGGACGAGGAAGGAAGGCCAATGGAACCCCAACTTCGCCGGGCTCTCCTGCCAATCTCCGCGGAAGAAATCGCCAATGAGTTAGAACGTCAATCGGTATTCTTCGACCAGAATCTCGGTATCCGGGCTATTGAGACAGAACCTACTCGGCAGGACATTGAAGAGGCCGAGAAGCAGAATATCAAGTACATGCAGCGTAATATCCACGAGACTAATCGCTGGAGTAAGTTTGGTCAGGTAAATATCACGGAACAAGCACGTAATCATGCTTGGAAGTTACATAAAATGGGGCTACTCAATCCTCTCCCGGACTGGGCTACCGTGAATCCTAGCGGAGAGATGGCTATTGATACCGTCAATTGCATCAACTGCGGAGTGGTATTATCCAGGAAGGTCTCCAAGTGCCCACAGCCGGGATGCGGAACCATTCTAGACTGGAAAGTCGCCGTGGAACGCGGACAGGTTCTTCCCAAGGATGTTCCGAAGTCCAAGCGCGTAGAAGCTGGAATTGAGGAACCCAAGGGTAAGTTTGACGATATCAAGGAAGCAGTTCGTACCGGACCCATTGGAACTTCACAGGAATAAAAAATGAGACGTTGGTTACTCTTACTTCCTTTACTTCTATTTCTCCTTCCCTCCCAAGCTCAGGGACAGGTGTACATTCAGAACGATATTCTATTAAATCAGAATGGACAACCTATTCCCCTGGCTACGGTGACGGTATGTAATCTAAACGCTACGGGAATCCCTTGTACCGCCTTGGCAACCACCGTTTTCACGGATGTCACCGGCCTAACTCCGCTAAATCAAACGTTGAATCCTATACAAACGGATGGCCAAGGCAACTACCAGTTCTTCGTCGGTCCTGGAAATTATACGGTAACCTTCTCTCGTGTAGGATATTCGGGTAAGACGGTTAATTTCTCCTTCCCCTGTGTACCTAACTCAACGGTCACAGCCTGTGGAAGCACCGGAGGAAGTCCTGGAATAGGACCTGCCGGTACTATTCAGGCCACCAACGGCTCTGGAGTGCTTACTAGCTCGGGAGAAGTTGATAACGGAACTACCCTCACTGTCAATCGGGACGTACAATCAAAAGGACCTAATCCCTGGTTCGATATCACTAGATTTGGGGCCTATGCTAGCTCCTCCTCTCCGACAACGACAACCGGTACCATAAATGCCGGAACTAATAGCCTACTTGTTACCTCGGCATCAACTTTCCTAGTAGGACAGGGAATTGAAATCAACGGAGCAGGACCGGCGACGACGTTAGCCACCCCAAATACCCCAACAGTCTCCCCCGTTAATATCCTTGGTGGAGCAACGACGTATAATTACAAAATCGTGGCTGAGGACTTTACGAATGGCCTTACTGCCGCTTCGGTTACCGGAACCACCACGGTAGGCCAAAGTTCTCTAGGTACGGTAACTCAAACCGTTACGTCTGGTACTAGAGTGGCAGGAATTACTACCTATACCACCTCAGCCACACATAATATCCAAGTTGGGGCCGCCATTGAGGTCGGCGGTTTCTCCAGCGGCAGCGGGTTGAACGGGGACTTTACTGTGGCTACTGTTCCCAGCGGGACGACCTTTACCGTTTACCAACCGACTGCTAATGGCAACGCTACCCAGACCGCCAGTGCCGCTGTATCAGTTTCAGCCTGCAATAAATTGTCGTGGAACACGCAAACTTCCGGCGGGTTAACTACCGTATTACGTTATCTAATTTATCGAAATAACGTATTAGTGGGAACTTCCGTTGGTATTGATGCCTACTATTTAGACTGCGGATTTAACGAAACGGGTTTCCCTTCTTACTACCCAACTTCTCCCCAAGCATTCACAATAGCAGGTAATCTGTCCTCCACTATCGTCTCTATCGGTGGAGTACTGGGAACTACAATTACGCTAGCAGATAATGCTAGCACTAACGTAGGTGCAGCTTTAGTACAACATGACAACTGGCCCGCGGTTAAACAGGCATACCAAGCCGCCATTACCGAAGGCGGTGGGACTATATATATTCCAACATCCCAAAGTGCCGGGGGATTCTTTGTCTTTAACTCCCCCATAAACCTACCAACGATTGCCTCTTCGGGAATAGCGGTGGGATTTGTCCAGGCTGGCCGGGTACAGTTCAATCAGCCGTTTATTACCACCACCGGAATGCTTTGGGATGGTCAGTCCAAGACAGACCGAAGGATAGCCGATGGCAGCGGCTCCAATAACATCAACCAAATTGACGGTAACGCCCAACCGTTAATTTACATGCCAGGTAATCAAGGAGATATCCATTTTAATGGAGTATTCTTTAACTGCAACAACGTATTACAGAGTTGCGTAACTATTGATACTGATACATCAGGATTCGGGGACTCCGGCATTCTTTTCGAGAATTTTCAATTTTCTGGCAACAGTTCCAGCGAGGCTAAACTTACCCAAAAGGGCGGATTTAATTTAGAATTCAACCGCGGAAGGTGTTCCCAGAACAGCGCCTCCTTTGGTGTAGGTCCGTGCATTAGACAAACAGAAGCTTCCGCCGCTGTCGGTACCGGCATGGCGATAGCAGGTAACCTGGTAATGCGCTCAGTGGGTTTCGTAGGTAGTGGTTATCAGTTAGACCAGATTCCAGGGCAGGCTGCGATTAACAACCAAACTTGGATGGCTGAGAATATCACCTCAGCTAATCTTCTTACTCCTTTATTCAATATTGGCTGGCCAACTCAGGCTTTCTCGATTAATAACATCTCTGGATTTGGAAGTAAGGACGGAACACCACTAGTTGATACCACCCTTGCTAACGTAAATTCGTTTAGTGCCGGAGGAATTGCCAGTGTAGCCATATCAAATTTCAACTACAACGGGCGTCCGTTCTTTGCCGGGCCTATTACTACTAGCGTACAAACATCCCTAAAGAATACCGACCGCACTTTCTTTACCCAACCCGCGCCTACTAACTTTACCGCCGTTCCGGGAGCAGGAGGGTCTGTTCCTCCAGGATTCCAGCTTTATTCCGTTACAACTACGGACTTCGAGGGCAATGAGTCCTTACCTGTAGCTACTGCTAGCGTTGGGGTTTTTACTAATCAAAATGTTGCTCTTTCCTGTACAGCCCCTTCCGAGACTACAAACCTACAATTCTATAACTTCTATAGGTTCGACCCCGCCAATAGTGTGTATAAGCAAGTTGTTGGGGGCTTTAACCTAGCAACATGTAACGCCACGGATAGTAGTGCCTCGTTTGGTCCGGCAGCCACGAATCAACTGGGTGCTGCTCAGACCTCCTTGGATTCCAACGGACTAATGACTTGGAAGCTACGTTTCGGTCAATTAACAATTACGGCCCCAGGTATCACAGCCCCAAGAAGCTGGTCGTTTCCAAACTCTTCGAGCGTATTTGCAGGAATTAACGTCCCAGAGACCTTTACTGACCATCAGTCTATCTCCAACGGGAAAGAGTTGAGATTCTTCTCCACCGACCTAGCACATTGGGCAGGATTTAAGGGTGGGTCCTCGACATCTAATTTAGTTTGGGCATTGCCGACTACCGATTCTACGGGAACACAGTGTCTATCGTCCAACGGCTCACTACAACTATCCTTCTCCCCTTGTTCGGGAGGAACTGGTACTCCTGGAGGAGCCAACACACAGGTTCAATTCAATAACTCCGGCACTTTCGGTGGCTCGTCTAACTTAACTTGGGTATCTCCCGTATTAACCATCGGAGTAGCTACCTCTACTACCGGTCAGCTTGCCTTGACCGGAGCGACCTCTGGAACGGTAACCATCACGCCCCAAGCCACTGCCGGAACACCGACACTTACTCTTCCTAATACTACCGGTACCTTCGCTGACGGAGCCTCGGCACCACTGGTAGAGTCGGCAACGACAGGTAATTTAACTTGTCCAACCTGTACTACGAACGCCGCCGCTCTTACGAATAATCAAATTGTCCTCGGGGCCGGTGGACAGGCTACACAAATTGGACCTGCTGGTACCACGACCACAGTTCTTCATGGTAATGCCGCAGGAGCCCCAACCTATGCCGCGGTTAATCTCGCTAACGATACAACCGGAACGACAGCTATTGCCAACGGCGGAACGGGACAGACCACCGCTTCTACCGCCTTCAATGCTCTAGCACCTGCTACTGGCGCTGGTGGATTAATTGTGGGTACGGGAACGAATACCTATGGCAATTTGAGTATCGGAGGTAACGGGTTATGTCTCGTATCGAATGGAGCTACTCCTACATGGAACTCCTGCGCGGCTGGTGCCGTTAGCGGAAGCGCGGTGGCTGGTCAGGGAACCTTCTGGACAGCTTCTTCGGGAATAGGCGGTTCGGTGAATTGGCTTTACTCCTCGGGTTCCGGCCATTCGATAATTCAAGGAGCTAACGGTACGGATGTTATCTATGCAAAGCGAGCGACCGACTCGACTTCTACTGGGAACTTCCTACACTTTCAGAATGCCGCAGCGGGCGCTGATATTGCTAAACTCGACGTGAATGGAAATCTCACCGTAAGTAACTCCATAACTATCTCGAATACTACTGTCGCAGGGAATATAAATCTAGGGCAGGGGACTACGCCTTCCTTGGTACCGAATGCAATCACATTAACTGCACCAACTGCCGTGTCGGCTTCTGGTGAAGAGTTCATCTTCCCGAGTACCGCTTCAACTGGATTTATTCGCTGGACAAATGCCTCCAATGTACTCACTGGCGCTTTTGCTCCAGCTTCGGGTATCGGTGCCTGTGTGAATACGGTGGTCACGGCCACAAACGATAATACTGCCCCAACATGTAATCCGGTTACTGGTCCTATGTTCGGCACGCAATCTGCTAATCAAGTATGGGCCTCGCCTAACGGTAGCTCGGGTAATATGACTGTACGTTCTCTAGTGAGTGCGGATGTACCTCCCATTAACCTTAACCTCGGAGGTAATGGAGGTATTACTGGAACACTTCCTATTGGCAATGGCGGTACCAACGCGACAGCCCCACTGGCCGCATTCAATAACCTATCTCCGCTCACGACCGCGGGCGACATTCTCTATGGAGGTACATCTGGGTCTGGAACACGCCTTGCGGCTGGCACGGCTACGCAGCTTCTACACTCCGGCTCCACGCCTTCCTGGTCAGCCGTGTCGCTCACCGCTGATGTTACTGGAACACTTCCCCTAGCCAATGGAGGGACGAACGCTTCTTCCGGCCTAGCCAATACTAACGGGGCAGTTTATTCGGATGGGACTAAGCTCGTATCCACAGCTACTGGTGGTGCGGGAACACTATGTCTTACCTCGGCTAGCGGAGGCACACCTACATGGGGTTCCTGTTCTGGTTCAGCAGCTACAGCATGGTCGGCTCTTACGGCTCCGTCAGCCGACCTTTCTCTATCTATGACCACCTTTAACTCTCTATTTACACATGGAGTAATGACAGGAACTAGGAACGCCTGGGAAATCACGGACGGAAATTCCACCTCTACTGGTTCCCTATTTAACCTTCACACCGGAACCACCTCTACCATGAAGCCATTTAAGTTCACTGCACAGGGAACGGCTAATGGTATTCAAATGGATTCCACCGGTTCGGTTACCGCGATTGGAACCGGAGGTATTACTGCCACGTCTTCGACACAATCTATCTCGACCACTAGTCCTCTCGGTGGTGGAGGAACGTTCTCGGGTAACCTAACTCTAACTTGTGCCACTTGCGTTACCTCTGGTTCCTCGTTGACTAACAACGCGGTCGTGGTCGGCTCTGGTGGCGGACAAGGAACCGCTTCGGTGGCCGTGGGCACGTCTGGACAAATTCTCCAGACTAAAGGTTCTGGCTCGACTCCGGCATTCATTGATTTCCCGGATTACCATTACTTCCCAGCCGCTGATTGTGTGAATGCCGTCGCGGCATCGGGTTGGTCCACTGGGTCCACTCCTGCGGCTACTTGCCGGGCAGGTACGAATAATAAAGAAGGCTTCCTCACTTGGGGCGCGTCTGATACTGGTCAGATGTCCATTGGTCTCCCTGCCGACTGGGACACTGCGACCAACCCGAACGTCCGTCTCCGTCTAGCCTCGACCGACGCGACCAACGGGCATACGGTGATTATGCAAATTGCTACAGCCTGCTCGAAGGGAGACGGTTCCACAACTGACGACGTGGCCTTCAACACGGCACAGTCGCTTGGGACCATTACTCTCAACGGGAATGCCAACCGCCAGTGGGACGCTACCTTAACGGGTATTACCATGACCGGATGTGTCGCTGGTGGCGTCCTTCGTCTACAACTATCTCGTACAACCGACACTGCTACGAACGTGGAAATCTACGGGCTGGGTATCACTATTCCCCGTCTTCTAACGGTACAGGCAAACTAATGAAGAGAATATTACTAATTCTAGCCTTGCTTCTGTGTGCTAGTCCTACTTTTGCCACAATCACCCTAGTTCAACATAAGGGGGCAGACGTAGCTTCCACGACCTCGACTACGCTGTCCTTTACGAGTGCGACTACGGGTGGGAATAAGATTATCGTTGCCCTGAGAATAGGGGGAACTTCCACGGCTGCGATAACCGATGGAACTAATACCTATAACAACGATGTTTCGTTAGCTCACACTGGCCTTGGAACTGCCTACATCTTCAGTGTGGACAATGCATCGTCGGTCACCACTCTTACCTGTACTCTAACCGGAGGGGCCGCTACCATTCGTTGGGCGATATATGAGTACAGTGGAATTGCGACCTCCGGTTCTCTTGATAAAACGAGCAGTCTTTACACCGCCGCGACCTCCAGTTCCGTAAATAGTGGAAACACAGCAACTACGGCACAGGCTAGTGAACTTCTATTTGGAGCACTAGCCACCAACGCCACCAACGAAACAACTCACGCCGGGACCACTCAGTCCTATGTACTTGAAGACACGGTTCCAACTTCATCGACCGTGCGTTTAGCGACGGAAGACGTAGTGGTCAGCGCCACCGGAGCCTATCAGGCTGACTTCACTAATGTTGACAGCGGTACCGACCACATCGCGCTCATTGCCACTTACAAGGCAGCCGGTGCCTCAACAACCCCACTAAAGCCCCCGGTGGTGCTCTAATGCTTCAAAGACTAATTCTACTAATCCTACTCTACCCGTGTCTACTTCAAGCTCAAGTCCAGAGTGTCTCCGTATCTGGCGGTGTAACCATCTCAGGTAGGACATCCATGAACGGAGCACAATTAACCTGTGTAAGTCAAGATGTAATTGGGTGGTGTCAGATTCCCAACGTGAATATGTTCAACGTAACTCCCCCAGCCGCGACTTACCCGGATATCCAAGCGGGCCAAGGAGCTACTGCTATCGTAAATAACTGGGGTGGTGGTTGGGCTGACACTACGCGGAACTCAATAGGAGTTTGGGGTGGAGGACATGCGGACTACTACGGTAACGAAGTCTATTCCCTAAACCTAGCTGCGAGCCCAATTAACTTCACACGTCTAAATGAACCTACTAGAAACCCCGTCACGACCTGTACCAACGGGGCTTATCAAGACGGGAAGCCTTGCTCGCGGCACACTTACGACTACCTAGCCTACTCCCCCTCCGCCGATTTAATGGTCAACTTCAGCGGTTCTGAACCTCCCGGAGGGAGTTTCTGTCGAGAGGACATTTGGGAGTGGGCACCATCAACACTAACATGGACTGCTCGCGGCTCAGGCAATTGGGATTGCAATAGCATTTACGTCGGAGCGGCCTACGACCCCAACAGTCAACTAGTTTTCTTCGCGGACGACCATAATATATTCACCTATAACACTACTACTCATGTGATGACGAACGTAGGCGGAGCTTACCAGCAACGCGATGACGTAAATGCGTCGGGCTTCTCTAGTATAGTTATTGACCCAGTTGATAAGTTGGCCTTCGTGATTGGTGGAGGCGACCGCGCATCGAACGGTAACCTGTGGAAATTCGACATCTCCAATCCAGCTTCGGTTCCAGCGCCGACCAACCTCTTCAACGCTACAGGATGCAGCGCCTTTACCGGCCCGAGTGCTTACGGAGGACCAGGGGTGGCATGGTACCCCACACAGAATAAAATTGTCATCTGGAACGGCGGGAACAGTGTCGGTATCTACGACCCGATAGCTAATTCCTGCACTACCTCTACCTTCTCAGGCGGCCCAGGCGCAGCACAAGCGCACGGTACGTTCGGTCGGTTTCAGTATTTTCCTGCTCTTGGAAAGTTCGGACTAGTGAACGACGAAAACGGAAGTGTATGGACACTACAACTAGACAGCAAGGCCAACATTAGCTTCAACTTCCGTTGCGCTGCGGCTGGAGTCCTACAATGTCAAGGCTTCGATGCGCCAGCGACGTTCACCACGACGGCGAATGCCTCCACGTTTACGTCGGGTTTCCTAGGGAATTCTCCTAATACTCCAACACGCGATACGACCAACTTTGTTTCAGGCGCTTCAGCAGCCGAGTGGCAGTGGCCAGCTAACCTCTCCGCAGATAACTGCTGTAAAGATTGGTGGGGAATGTTCGGAGAGGGTGGAGCTAATCAAACTTTCGGAGCCAACTCAACCTTCTATTTCCAGTTCCAGTGGCGTGGGGATTCCAATTACACAAGCAAGCAGTGGATGAGCGACTTCGCCACTAGCTATCCGAAGTTAGCTATTCTTGAGAATACCCGTAATGGCGCGTGTGGCAATGGCTCGCTAGTAATTGGCGACCTCAAGACCAACGACAATCCCGACATGTATACAAACTGCGGGGGATTTGGCCTGCGAACCTGTGATGGGCAGACGTGGAATGGCAATAACGGATGCGGGGCTAACCCGGAACAGTTTCAGCAAGGCTATCTGGCTCCAGCGCCTTTCACAGGCTATGAGTGTCTTTACCTAAACGGCGTGTTCACGAATGGAACGCACGGACTGGGGTGCTTCTCTTGGAACGCCAATACTTGGTATACAATGTATTGGAAGGTTACTATAGGTACACCGGGAAGCGCGAACTCAACCGTCGAGGCATGGATAGCTCCATACGGCCTACAACTTAAGAAGTGGCTTGATGTACATAACATCACTATCACCCTCGATAACTTCACACCTGCCGGATACAACTATATCGAGATGACTTCCTTTGCTACCGGGCACACCGGAACCAATCTCGCGGCTAAATCCTGGATTGACGAACTTATCGTATCTGGTCAGCCGATTTGTCCTACTGGGGGAGTATCTCCCGATGGACTAACCAACTGTCCGGCTGGCACGCCATTTCCGTAATACCTAAAAGGTGAAACCATGAAAAAAGCAATTCTAGCATTCGTAACGACCCTATTCTTACTATTGACCATAGCTTGGTTCGCAAAAGCACAAACATCCGTCGCTAACCCTTTACAGATGGGAGTTGTAGGTAGCCATTCCCTCTGCGTCGTTCAAACCGCAGCAACGAACTATTGTTTTGCTGCTGACGGATTGTGGATATCCATAAACGGAGCGGCCTATGTACAACTTGGAGCCGCGGGAACTCCGGGAGCCCCAGGCCCTGCTGGACCGGTCGGCCCCACTGGCCCAATTGGTCCCCAAGGACCTGCTGGGACATCGGGAGTTATCAGCCTAAACGGTAAGACTGGTGCTCTTACTACTGCTATCACAGTAAACTAACAGTGTTACAATACTCTCTGGAGAGTTCCTCCCATGCCGAATATTGACTTAGGAATCCACTTAGCTGAGTTACTAATTATGGGAGGTGCTGCTTGGAAGGGCATCAAAGCCCTCAATCGTTTTACTTCGGTGTTGAAGGACTTCCCTCCTCACCGGCATATAAACGGGTCGATTATTTATCCCGACGACTACGCACCTCCGATGACCCAGAAACTTGAAATTAGTGGTAACCGATAATGCCCAATCTTTCCATCGGATTCTCTACTACCTACGAAGACGTAGCTAATAGGGCGAGGTCTATCCTCAATGATGACGGAGGACAGATTTGGACGGACTCTTTCCTATTGAATCACATCAACAGCGCCTATCGGTGGGTATACAACAACATCGCTAGATATGTGGATACTTCGTTCATTAAGGTATCGAATCCTGACATCATCTACGTGACCACCGGTCTCCCTGGCCAGGAACAGGATATTGGTGGCATCCTCCCCCAAGACCTCTACCTTCCTATCGACATGCAATTTCGTGCTAATATTAGTGAGGAATGGCAACCGGTTAATCGCCGGGACCGGCTCCCAGAACGCGCCACCCAGATTCCTGAACGCCTATATGAATGGGAGTGGCGTGGACGTTCCATCTGGGTTATTGCGGCAAACCAGAACGGACTCATTAGACTTCGTTACCTCTCTTTATTACCTCTGTTATTCCTCTCGGCTGACCAGATTCTCATTACCAATGCCGTTGAGGCGATGTCTCACCGGACGGCCTATGAAGCCTACAAACGCCGCGGGCAGGTACCGCTAGCACAGTCAGAAAAAGCCGACGCGCAAGAGTTCATGGACCAACTTCTCGACCACTTGATTCTCAATGACCAATATATCGGTCGTAGGGGCCAGAGGTTTGGGGATGAAGACGGAATTGATACCACCAACCGTTCGACTTTCTTTGGTTAATTTTAGGAGAAACAAAAATGCCAATTTCCTTCAGAGTAACTTCGTATGTTGAAGAGGACCGGTATATTTCGGTCTTCGGGCAGCTAGTCTTTACCGGTAACTACGCTACCGGAGGAGATGTTTTGTTAAACGCCGCTGGCGCAGCAGCCCCGGAAATCCTTCCTCCGGGTCTACCAGCCAACACTGCCTCGATGCCGGTGTTCCTAAACGGACAGACTGCTGTTCACGCCACTCGTCAACCGTTGGTGTGGAACGTAGCTATCGAGTCGGGGTACAACCCAGTCCTCGTACCGGGCTCGGGTGCGTTCAACTTCAAAATTAAGCTGTTCGACCCGTCCACCAAGGCTGAACTAGCTGCGGGAGCCTATCCGGCTTCGGTTATCGCGGCGGTTTTCAATACCCTTGAGTTAAGATTTAAGAAAAACATCTAAGTCCTTTAGAATCAACATTTTATGGCTTGTCTCTTCTGTGTTATAATAGAATCCAGGAGAGACAATGCCCTCTAAATCAAGGATTCCAGAAGACCAACGAAGTCCAGCACTTCGGGCCTACTACAGGGACCACGATGTTAATCGAGAAGCTAATAGAATACGCACGCAACTATGGCGGTCCCGCCATCCCGGTAGATGTGCGGAGCTATCACGTCTTTTCCGCCAGAAAAATCCGGGTAAACAGTTCGAGTACGATATCCGCTGTCGATACAATCTCTCTCTCGAAAAATACCAAGAGTTTCTACAGAAACAAGATTACCGGTGTGCTCTGTGTCGGGAAGAATTCAAGCGTTGGCCATGTATTGACCACGACCACGGAACCAATGAGATTCGTGGACTTCTGTGCATTACTTGTAATCACGCAATCGCAAAAATCGAACGTGACCCACAGTGGCTTGAACGAGTTAAGGAATATCTAGAATGAGCGGATTTGCTGGTTCACAACCCATCATCCTTCCCAAACTTGGGGGCCTTTACACATTTCTGCGCCCCGTGGATGTCCCGAGTGGCTATAGCCCAAATTTACAAAACGTCCGCTTCCTCCCCCGTGCTGTGCTCACACGACCGGGATTAACTCAGAAACTCACCACGTCTACTCTCGCTTCCGCAGCACAGTTCATAAATAATTCCTCCGTCAAGACGACGTTGTTATTGGATGCACAGGGGATTATGTATCGAGTAGACGGGAATAACAATCAACAATTTCTAGGGAACGGAGGCCACGCTCCCGAGGCCAATCCAGGCTCTCTAATGAAGGTCCAACAGTCCTTTGGCCGGGAGTTTATGTCGTATTACAACGGGCCGCCAAATGTGAGTGAACCTTTAGCTCCTGGGGGACCGATTAGGCATTGGGATGGAAATATAGACCCCATCCCTTCGGCTCCAACATCTCCAACGGCAGCCAATGACGTAGTAGCAGGTAATATTACAGCAGGTACACACCATCTTATAGTTATTTTCGAGATGTCCTATGGTTTACTAGGACCTCCGCAAGCGACGGATGTAAGTTGGGTAGCCTCCGGCACCAACGCAGCCTTAATCACCAATATTCCGCTCGGACCAATTGGCTGTGTAGCTAGAAGACTTGCCATCACTACCACAACGGACCCAAATACTTTCTGGTTCTTATCGGCTTTTAAGATAAACGATAATTTAACTACTCAGTTAAGCATCAATGGAAGTGATTTCATACTAACTTCTCAGGGGTACATTCTTAAATCTCCGTTTGTGAACACCTCTCTTTTTATCGTACCCGCACTGGCTCCTCTGTCCCCAGATGGTCCAGGAGTGGCACCCAACGTTATCGACTCAGCCGCGGCTGGAAACGTAGCTATCGGAGTTCATCAGGTTCAAGTGATTTGGGAAACCCGTTGGGGATATCTAACAGCACCCAGCCCAACCACCTCTTGGACAGCGACGGGCTCAAAGAAGGTTACGCTTAGTAACATCCCCGTAGGTCCCTGGTATGTGATAGCTAGAAGAATTCTTTTCACTCTCTCAGGCGGAGCGGACTTCTTTTACATTACCTCCAATAGAATTGGAGATAATACTACTACTAGCATAGACTTAGACTTTACGGATATCATTTTAGCCGCGGGGTCTAATTTCAACTATATAGCTAGGAATTTCAGTCCTATGGACTCCTACGGTGTGGGAGTTTACGGAGGTCGTTTGGTTACCTGGGGAGGATTGAATACCGTTAAGGGATTGAACCTAGGATTCGATGGCGGTTGGGACAATAACAACGGAAATGGATTACCTGCGGGATGGAATAACAGTTCTTCGCTTGTTCAAGGGGGAGTACGCGAGTTTATTAATGTCTACTGTGGAGAGGCTTGGAGAATTTTTGGGGATGGAAACTTTAACATTCGAGGGCAGATTATAAATAATCATGTGGTCTCAGATATTAATTCTGGAATTCCTCTGCTTCAACCGAATACTTCGTATACCGTTTCAGTGAGGTTGTCGGGGACTAGTTTCGTCAACGGAAGCAATAAGTTTTTTGTAATTGAGCTATTCTCTCCAACTCGTGGGAACGGTTTACTAGGTCAGGTGTTGGTTCCTTGTAACACCATTACAGGAAACTTCACGGAATTTCAGGGAATTCTATTAAACAGTGTAGCCTCCATTCCTCCCGATACGCAATTGAGAATTTATGCTTCGGGGGTCTTGCTAGCTACAGAGTCCATAATCGTAGACCACATCCGCATCTGGCCAACGAATCAGAAATATGAAGGCTCGGTGGTTAGGTTTAGTAACCCATTCGACCCCGAGACCTTCGATGGCGTGAATGGGTTCATTCAGGTTGCTAAAGATAACGGGGAACAGGTCGTAGCTTGTGCTCAGTTACGTTCTTTCTACTACGTGTTCAAGGAACGTTCCATGCACACGACCTACGACGACGGGTCCAATCCTCCGTCGTTGTGGTTCACTAGGTCGGTGGACAATACCATTGGGGCCGGGAGTCCTAATGGCGTGACAAGCTCTGACACGTTTATTATCACCCACTGGAGGTCTGGAGGCTATCTATATACTGGCGGTAGACCTTTGAAGGTTAGCCAGGAAGTTCAGACTACCTGGGAGAAATTCGCTTGGCAATTCGCCTGGAAGACACATGTGTTACTTGACACGCAAGAGAAGAACATTTTCTTCTTTGGCCCGATGAACGCGGATACTGCCCCCAAGAATATCTTGATACTAGACTACAGTGAAGGCATTGGTCAAGAAGACGACCCGGCAGGGAGGAAGTGGGGATTGGACCTATACAACACCCAAATTAACGCGAGCTTTAAGTTTGAGAACGTTAATAATTCCCGTTCTCTATACTTCGTTGGGAACCAGCTTTATGAGCAGGTAGGTATTGATGACGCAGGAGTGCCCATTGATTCCTTTTATGAGACCGCCTTCGTTAAGGCCGGGGACCACGGACAGGATGTGTTCCTAGGGACTAGCTTCTTTGCGGAGGGAACAGGTAGGTTATTCGTGTCCCTGCGTGGATTAGATGATGTGGTTATTGAGAGCCTAGTTAAGGACATTGAACTCACAGCTAACCCAGGAAAGCAATTTGAAATGTGGGGGAATTTAGAAACGGAACGCGCTAAGGTTCGTTTCGAGACCTCAGTAATAGATACTAACTTCACTCTCAAGGGCGTAGCTTTGTATGCTATCCCGAACTTCTTCGAACAAAGGCCAGCTTAATGCCAGCTATAGTTCTACAGAATATTGAGATACTGGCAGATGAGAGCCCGACTGTATATGAGGCTCTCAGGAATCTAGTGGACCAGTTAAATCAGACTATGCCAAGTATCTTATCCGGCACTGACCATCCCGAATTCCGTTCTAGTGTAGCCGCCGCGTCTAATAGTGGAGTATCCGCGGCTCCGGGGGCGGTTTATATTCAACGCAACGCGGCTGCTGGACCCCTTACTTTACACGTAAAAGACTCGGGGTTCGGTCCCACAGGTTGGGCAGAGATTGGGGCTTTTGGTTCAATTCCTCCTACTTCGGCTGCCGGATTCCAAGCCGTGGCAACGCCGACATCCATCACTTTCTTTTACGATGGAACGAATGGGTCCACGATTCTTAGTGTATTTAGGGCAAACGGGGAAAAGACTCAGGTTCCAGCAGGAAGCACTGTGGTGACCGGTCTCACACCGAACACGACATATTTCTTCTATCCTTATTTCGATGAGAGGGTGGGTTCCTTGCTGTTCGTATCTTCAGGAGTAGCGGCTAGTCAACCGACCGGCATTCCGGCTATAGCGTTTGTGGTGGATAATCCCAACGCTTCTCAGATAGCCAGGTTGACTCACCATATTCCTCTTACTCCTGGAACACCAATTACCGTGACCACCCCCGGTTCCGGTTCGTCTCCCCTTCCAGTTGGTGGGGGATTCGGTGGGCATGGAAGGACGGCCTAATGGACACCGTTTACTATACAATGACTTACGGAGAGTATAAGAAACACACTGGGAGACTCAGGAATTGTGTAGGACATAGTTTGGATGAAACCCTGACCGACAACTCTAAGTTAATAGTTAAGGTCACTGACGCCGACCACGTTCACCATTACCTTGAGACTCAAACGGGTGTCTTATCTATTCCACATACCCATCAAGACGTAGTGGACCTAGCCACCCACCACCCAGTCATGCGCCATAGGGGAGGAGTATAATATAGATGCATTATAGACTCTATCAACCGAGTGACGAGAATGTTATTCGGGCGGTCTTTGCTAAACAAAATCTTCCTGTCCGCTTACCTCTACCTGGCATTGACCCTGCTGTGGCTACGGCGATTGTGGGAGAGGAGGATGGACAGGTGAAGATGGCTCTTATTCAGAGACTTACTGTTGAGGGCCATTTGATTATGGACCCCAACGAGCCTAACGGAGCACAGAAGTTCCGTAATATCCAGAAAATAGCCGCTGGGGCTACCTTGGCAATTGGTGGAGAGATGAAGAGAATGGGTTTCGGGTCATTGGATGATGTGATTGCCTTCGTTCCTAAGAACAACCCAAAGATGCACGAGTTAATGCAATTAGTGGGATTCGTAGACGAAGGACCTGATTTTATCCCGATGTATCGTAGGTTAGGTGATTAATGGGACGCAACACAGCCGACAATCTAGCTAAACAAGAGGACGCTCGTAGGGCGTCTCTTACGAACATGGCTGTGGATGCCGCTCAGGGGATTCCTTCTGACTATACACCAGAGCAGAAGGCGGCTATTACTACTACTACATTAGGTTCTATTGATACACAGTTTAAGAACACTAATGACGAAATGATGCGGAGAGCTAGTGCTACCGGTTCAAGTGCTGGGTTGCCGGAGACGTTGTTGGAGAGCGGGAGACAGGATGCTCAAACCAAGGCTGAAGCGGCCTCGGGTCTCACACAGGAATTTGCCAACGTGCCGGTACAACGTGCACTACAGAAGGCTTCTATCTTCGCTCCTCTTGTTGGAGCACAGGGTAATCAGCAGGCCTCTAACTCTGGTTGGTTTGATAACCTTCTTGGCTCGGCTATGGGAGCGGCTGGTGCGGCGTTCTCGGGGAGAGCCTAATGAACCTGGCTATGAATAAAATGGTTGGTCGGGCACCGATGACTCCCCAAGGAGGGAATGTTTATCAGGGCACGTTGGACCAGAAGCCATTAAACGGAATGCAGCCAGTTACCTCCGATGCCATCGGTGGCGGATTAGCTCGTCCGACACTCATGGCTCCAGGGAACCGGATTCAGCAAATAGACATGGGACCAGCCCCAACTCAACCGGGAGGATTTAAGTTCCCCTCCCAGATGTGGACAGAGTAATGATGCCAATGCCTCAACAGTCCCCAGTGGGACCGCAACCGAACATGAGCCCGGCTGACCAGGCTCTTGGTAACCGTGCCATGCCACCTCAGCGGGCGATTGATAAGCTTCTTATGGGCCAGCAGCAACAGCAACCTAGGTCAGTAGCTTATCCAATGGGTATTCCTCCGAACCAGCAGCCACCGAACATGCAGACTGGACCGGTTGCTTCCTCTTTTATGAATTCCGTATTAGGACCTCAGAATGCCGGAAACGTTCAGCGATAACGATTACACAGGGAATCAGCCTCTCCAACCACCACGGAGACCACTGGCCCAGCCAGTGCCGGGGGATTATCTCAATAATCCCGTAGGTGGAGGTGCGTTAGCTCCTCAGGAACCATTTAGTATGGTTCCTCAGCAGTCTATGTTCGCTCCTCCGACGCCCCCAGAGATGGAATCTCCCGCTGCTCCGGCTACGAATACAATTACTACGGACCATATGGCTCCTGAGAGTCCATTAGACCATATGTTGGGTAGATACAACGCAAGTGAGAATGCTTATGCTGACTTACTTCGTAAGGGACCAGAACAGTTCAAGCCTTCCATCTGGAGAAAGTTAGCTGGTATTGCTCTCGGAACCGGTGCGGGTATGGCTGGGGGACGTGCTGGATATGGTCGGTATTCTATCCAGAGCGGTAATCCAGTTGAGGCAGGTAATGTCGCTAGGGAGTTTATCTATGGTCCCCAACGAGGACGGAATGAAGACTTCCAGCGGAGGTTAACGGCGGCTAAGGCTGATGAGGATACGGCGTATAAGGATTACGCTCTCACGAGACAACAGAATGAAGATAGTTTGCGGGCACAGCAGGTTCAGTCAGAGATTGATTACCGGAATCGTCCAAGTGTCATTGGTGGTTATAGTGTGACTCAAGGGAACAACCCGACTGCTCGTAGCATTCCAATTATGCCTGAATATCCCGGTGAACCGACTAACCTACCGGAAGCTCTAGCCGCCGAGAAACGCGCCGGGAAACCACAGTACGATATTATTAAGGGTGCTCAAGGGGAGCCTATTGGAATCACAGACAATAACAACGGACAACGCTATACGGGTAAAGATATTGCTAATCTAGACCCGCAAGCGCGAAAGTTTTATGAGAGTGAGCGAAGTGCCTTCCAGGGCTCTCTGGACCGTAAGAATGCCGACGAAGACCGACGGGCCGAGATAGCCAACCGTAGAGCCTTACTTATGTCCTCTCTGCCAACTAATATGGAGAAGACTGAGTATTCTCGCGCCGGTTCAGTAGCTGATTTCGCGGACGACCTTACTAACAAAATTAAGAACATCTCCGACCAACTCGGGCCAGGTTCGGGACGTTACAACGACTTTATGACTGGTAAAGTCGGTCTGGACGACCCTCAGTTCTCGGCCTGGAAGACCGAAGCTAACCTCGCCGCTACTCGTCTCATGCAGATGCATACTGGTAACCGACCAGCGGAAGCTATGTTCGAGCACTTCCTACAAATGCTCCAGTCGAATCAGTCTCCTGAGAACCTATTGGCGAACATCAATGAAATGCATCGTTATGCGGATAGGATAACTACGTCCTACGAGAATAAGATGCAGAGTGCTTCTGATTATGCTGGAGTAAAGAATCCTACTAGACCAAGGAAGCAGACTAGTAACCAAAATGCTCCAGCAACGCCAGCCCCTAACGCTAGCGGTAGCCAGAAATGGAACGCCGTAACAGGTAGATACGAGTAATGGCAGACGGACAACAATACGATACCTCCCAACTTGATACTGTTCAGCATCCTACACTTGGAACCTTGAAGTTCCCTAGGTCCATGCCGTATGAGGAGCGTAACAGTATCATTGACGGCATGGAAAGCACTCCTCTAAATCAGGCTAAGAGTTTAATTGGGGAGTTCAATACCGGCGCTACCGGTGCGCCTACAGGGCAAGGTCTCTGGCAGAACATCAAGGACCAAGCTAAAGAATTCATGGACAAAGGGCCGATTAGTTACGCTTCGGATAAGATTCAGGGGATAGTGGATGCCGGGAGCGAATATACTAAGTACCCCACCGATGACCTTCGAAGGTACCAGGGGGCCGTGCCGTTAGTCGGCTCTACCTTAAATGACATTACTAATACCTCAATGGAAAAGGGTCCCGCCGCTGGAATAGCGCGAGGAGCCGGGGCTGCTACTAGTCTATACGTTGGAGCCAAAGCCCCAGGAGCCATTGCTGACTACGCCGGTACCTTACCGGAAGACCTAGCGGCCTCTCGCGCCGCCAAGGCACAGAATTTATACGAGCGTACCGTGGCTCCGGGTGGATTGAAGGCTGAAGCCCAACAAACTATGCGTGGAGCGTATTCCCGCGGTGCCCCTTTCTTAGCTGATGAAGCTAGACTCAACGGTCCAGTACGTGGAGGAGAAGGCGGAGTTATCCGTACTGCCGACCGAGTGGCATCCACTAAGTACCAACTTTGGGACAAGAACGTAGCGCCAGTTATTGACCAATTTGGCTCAGTTCAGGACCCAACAGTTCCCGAGATTGGACAGAAAATTAGGGCTGACCTTACGGACCTTAACAAGACCAAACCTGGAGCAGCCCCGGCTGCTGAGAGACTCGCTCAAGTATTCGATAAGCCGATGGATGTCAAGACGATGGCCGATACGGTTCGGGAATTGAACAACGACCGGGCGGTCTCGCGCTATTATCAGATGTCTGATGCGGAGCGTTTTGCTGCGGAGACCAATGACCCTGCTTTGCGGCATAAAGTGGATGCACTTAGTATGCTTCGGGATAAGATGGTGAACACGATTGGGGAAGCCGGTGGGGAACAATTAGGACAGTCCTTCGCGGAGTTCCGTAAGGCTTACGGTGGGTTAAGTGATATGGAAGGGAGATTGCGGGATACTAACGTACCGACTCCACTTCCACTCTCCCAGCGTGTGGCTAACACCATGCGGCTATCATTGTCCCCCGGAGCCGCTAGAGAGTATATCAATAAGCCAGTTGATACGTTGTTTGACATGAGTAACCCGAATAGACTGGCTACTAAATCTTTCAATAAGTTAGGAAAGACCAATCTCACGGCCCCCACAGCCGCCAAAGCTGTACCGAAAGCTGTACCAACTGTGGCCCCTGCGCCCCCAGCACCTCCACCGGGACCAGTAAGTCAGGTTGGGGCTCCTCCGCCTATGGGATTCCAGGCTACTCTACCCGACCAAATGTGGACTGGTACCTCTGGGCCGTTTCAACCTGGATGGCAGGTTCCTGGTTCCAGTGTGACTAGCCAGGATGTACCTGGCGTTCAACCAACGGCTGTGGACCTACCTGACAGCCTCACGACAATGGGAAGACCCGACGTTCCACAAGGTCAACGCGGTCTCACTGACGCTCAGATGCGAGGTATGCCGAGTTTCATGCGGGATGCGATGTCTAATCCGACTCCGAGACCAGGCGAGTATTCGACGCCAGATGTAGGACCAGACCGTTCGCCTCTTCCTCACCCGGATACGGATGAAGGGGGAGCCGCGGTACCAGATGTCACGCCGCCAACTGACCTCACTGCTTCTCCGAATTCGGTACCCAATGACCAAGTATTACCGGAACAGATTCAACCCGACTTCGTGGACCAGTCTGTCCATCCGTGGCAGTCGGAAGCTCGTGTTCAGGCTAAACAAGGGAAGATTCAACAGGGGGAGGACGCTACTATTGTGGCTCGTCAGAATCCAGACGGGTCATATTCTCCAGTTAAGGGTCATCAATCTCCCGTCGCTGCTTCTCGTGAAGGGGCTCCGGTGAATGTGGTGGATGCTGGCCCAATTACGGACGGCGAGAAAGCTGCCATGACTGCTGAGAGCCATTTCTTCCCACAGGACGACCATGCTGTACCGGCTGACTTAGGTAAGGACGCTGCCAGTGAGAGAGCTAGTCTCCCGGATGAAGTGAAGGCCGCCCCAGCCATGCCAGCTAAGGAAGGTCCTCAATCTAACGTAATTCAACGTGGGAATCCCCCGGAAGAGGAAGAGGGTCTTCTTCCTGAACAGCTAGGTATCCCAGAACCTAATCCGCAGGAACTAGCTGATATCCGTCAAGATGCTGGTCTCGCTCCTGGAGACCTACAAGCAACACAAGAACGCATCCGTGGCCGGTCGCAAGTTGACCAGGACATAGCTAGAACGGCCAGGAAGAAAAAGTAGTGTAAAATGGGAACGGTGACACATGTCTAAGTATGCTTCACAAAACTTTAACCTCGCTCTCCAACCGGGTGACACGGCTCTACTGTTCGGCATCCAAGCCAGCGTAGCACTTGCCGCGTCTGCCGGTGGAGCGGTAAGAACTAACGGAGTGGTGACCTTCACAACCGCTGCCGCGCATCACGCCATCCCAGGGTTCCAGTTTGAAGCTAAGGGCGTTGGGTCGGTATTGGGGACTCGATTTGATGGACACTATGAAATTCTCACTGTCCCATCAGCTACCACTCTCACCGCCCAGCCGCTCGATGTGAACTTACATGGTGGGAACTCCAACCAAATTAATGATACCGGTGGCGGGGGAAATCTAGTCATTACCCAAGCTGAACTCTTCCAGGCTCAGGTTCCCATCGCTTCCATTGCCGTCTCCATGCCTCCCGGACGTGGGGAGAACCCAGGTGCATTTAGTATTGAAATTTTCTTCGACGGGGCTCCGGGGGCCTTCAGTTTTCAGATGCAAGAAGCTGATTTGGAAGGGCCGGGAGGAAACCCTAACGGGTACATAACTCCTGCTCAAGCAGCGTATACCATCGCCGCAGTCAACGCGAACAACTTCGCTCATAATGATTTAATTCCGACTGGAGGAGCCTTCCTTCGGGCGTTACTCAACTCCCTCACCAACAACGTAGGTATCATCGCACGTATCAGGAGAATTCAGTAATGCGTAAGATACTACTAGCCACTATTCTCTCCGTTGCTTTCGTGTTCGTGCTGTTCGGCCAGGGACAGAACTTTGGTCCGGGAGCAGTTCTCAATGGGACCCAGACTTTTACCGGAACCAACACGTTCACTCAACAAATTGTGTCCTCACTCTCTACCGGAACGGCTCCGTTGTCCATAGCTTCTACTACTCCGGTAGCTAACTTAGTAGTATCCAACCATCCACAGGTACAGTTCTGCGGGACTACCTCAACTTGTTCCCATACGGCCCTCACGGCATCTCAGGTAGTATTAGGAAGTGCTCCGTTGGTATCCGGGACGCCTTCGACGGTTACTGTGACTGGTCTCTCTCCGGCATTTACCTCGACGACTAGTTATGATTGCAACGTGACAGACGAAACCAACGCGGCGAATAACCTTCTAAAAGTAGCCAATGTCTCCGGCTCCAGTTTCACTATCACTGGTCCGGCGACTATCACTGATGTCATTTCCTTCGTCTGTGCAGGAAACTAACCATGCTGGACATGACTGTCCAACTTGCTATCTCTATTGCCAAGGACCACTCCCTCGACCCTGCGCTGGTGTGTGCCATCATCGAACAGGAGTCGGGATGGAATCCTTGGGCGATTCGCTATGAGCCGGAGTTCATGGCTAAGTACATAGCTCCTTTGTACACCAACAATAAAATCTCCGCTACCGAAGCCTTCGCCAGGTCGTTCTCCTGGGGCCTGATGCAAGTAATGGGCCAGGTCGCCAGGGAGAACGGGTACTCGGGACAGTTCCTCTCGGGACTGTGTGACCCGAATCAAGGGGTTACGTTGGGATGTAAGGTATTCGCTGGGAAGTTGGCTAAGAACAAGGGAGACGTGACTCTTGGTCTTCAGGCATGGAACGGCGGCGGGAACCCCAACTATGCCCTGCAAGTCATGGGGCGGCTACCACATTATCAGTAGTGGTATAATGGAATCTCAAGGAGAATTACATGAAGAAACTTCTATCAGTATTGGCGTCGTTGGTCCTGGTGTTCAGCCTAACCGGATGTAACGCCCAGGCAACCGCGGCGACCGTGAGCAGAGTAATCAATGGAGTAGTCTCGGTGGCGGAAGCAGACCTTCCGGCTCTTGAAGCGGCAGGTAGCTTCTCGAAGGCTGAGGGGGATGCGGTTGACCATTATCTTAAGTTTGGTCTAGCTCTCAATAGCCAGTTTGGTGTCTGTGCCAATGCATCAGGGAACGCCAAGGCTAAGTTAGTGGCATGTCTCAATGCCTTCTCGACTGGCCTAGCTGACCCTAATGAGCTAGCCGCCCTACGTGTCTTGAATCCTAACGCACAGAAGCAGGTTCAGCTTTATATCGTAGCTTTCCAGGTAGCTATCAATGCAGCGTTAGCAAATTTTGGAGCACCGGCTCCAGCAGCCCCACAGGTAGCTTCGGCTCCAGTTAAGTCTGCTGACCTACAAGAATTCAAAGGGCGAGTAATGTTTGCCCTTGGGAGATAACAATGTCTAAATTTTTCCACGGCCTTCTTCAAGTTCTAGGCATCGGTCTACAACTATTCAACGCCTATGGGGGCCTTGTGCCCCTGAAGTTCCAGCCAGTCGTAGCCGGTCTAGCAGCGGCTGCACAGGGGGCTCTAGCTCTCAGTCAGCATTCGCCTGCGGCTCCAGCTAAGTAAGCTGGTAAAACCGCTGTAGAAATATCTTCTCCATCACTTCAGGACGGTAGCAGGCTAGGCGCAAGTCGCCAACACTTGCTACCGTTTCTTTTCTAGCTTCCACACTTGAAGCGTCGTCACTCCAAGACAATGAACTCATTAACCTGTCCTTCTCTAGGAGAAGCATGGTGTTGTCTGCCTTCTTGACTTCGGGAGACATTGGCCAGTTGAAGCCATACTTGGCGGCGATGACACGCATGATACGGTCTTCGATTTCATAATACGGCGGGCCAACGGGAGTTAGTTGTTTGATGGGCCGGGAGAGGTCTGTGATATACGCCTCAGATGCGTCGTGTAGGAGACCGGCGAGAGCCTGAGTTGCCGGGACCAGAAGGCTGACATGATAGGAATGTTCAGCCACTGAGAAGAATTTCTTCACATGCCCAGTGTATCGACATTGATTAGACAGAGCATGGGCAATGTCAATTTCATTGATTTCCTCGGGTTGTGGGTCGAGGAGATGGAATTTGGTGCCCGAGAACGTTTCAATCCAAGGTCCTACAGAGTACATATCTTCTTTCGGCATTACGGCTGTCATTTGGTCTCCTTCTCTTGTTCATAAAGTATCAGGGCTATGAGTGCGTACACGGCGATGTCCTTCATGGAGTCCTCAGCCGACTCATTCTTCAGTTCCCCCTTGCGAGCAAAGGACTTCAGACGGACAATCTTGTCATTGAGACGAATGAGAGCCCCTACCCAAGCAGGGACGCCGAATTCGGCGCTGGCACGGACGTTGGCGAGAGGGTCCTTGTCGGAGCCGTAGTCGAAACTCTTTTTATCGTGTAAATCCCCAAGTTCCTTTAGAAGTTCGTGGAACCTTATTGAATTAGGATGCGGTTCTTGTATCCCCATACTCCCCCCTAAACTTCTCCAAAATTTTCCTCCAATCGGCCCCGGCTTGATGACAGACGTATCGAAGGTCCCCACTATCTGTCGTCAGCCAATGTTTCGCGTTCCTTACTGCACTTACTGCCTCGATTTGCGTCTCGCACATAAGGTCTATTCCCCTAGCGTCGTTAGCGGCTCGAAGGAGAATGTTGAGGTAGAGTTGACGATAAAGGCCATCCTCTTCGGTTCCTGGCAGCATAAGACCTCAATCCGGGAACCTATAAACCCTCGTGCGAGCCCTGTTGCGAATTACGATATCTGTCATAAGTTCCCCTGCTTGAACCAGTCTGCGAAGACGGTGGCGGGCTTGGTCCCAAGTTAATCCGTAGCGTTTACTGTATTCTTCCACAGTGAAGCCAGGTAAGTCTATTTTTCTAGCATGGACCTCATCCATCCGCTTCCATTGGTCCTCGAAGTTACTGACCTTAGTTTCTACACTCATAGTCGCTTTCCTTTTGCGTGGAGACTGACATCAATGCGACCGTCCTCCTGGAGAGTAACTGGGATGATACCAGTGACGCCGGGAGACAACCTCTTGGCCGCTCCATAGCCACCGAAGTATTGGAGGTAACTAGGGGAGATGATGGCTACAGTATTCCTGGTCACCATGTTCCCAGTCTTCTGGTCGAAGTCAGCTTGGAAGATAAGGTCGGCCATCGGCTGGTGGAGATGTCCGGTCCAGTAAATATCAGCCTTCACCCAAGGCATGTCCTTCCTAGCCGCGTTACGCTGGCCTCCTGGGGTCTGGGCGGCACCGGTACCGTGGTGGGCGCAGATACGGAAGTTGTTCCCGCGCCATTTGATGGTACAGAAACAATAATCGGGGAAGTAGGGGATTTGCAGGTCAGTGGCGAATTGGCGAGCCAGGTCGTAGCCGGTTACTTTTAGGGTACGGTACTCATGGTTACCGGGGATACCGAATAGGAGTTTATGCTGGAAGGGAGCGACTAGTTCGACGGAGCCGTCGTGTTGTTCTTGGGAGAAGAATTTCTGGGAGAAGATACCGGGGGAGCCGAGGACGGCGTTCTCTACTAGGTCTCCACCGTTGAAACATAGTACATAGGGTTCATTAGTCATCCAGTCAATGTGCCGAATGAAGGAGGTGGAAGCATGGAGAGCATGGCCGTAGTGGACATCGTATAGGGGGGCTAGTTTAATATACGGCCAGGAGTCGGGGACGGTGATGAATAGTTCGGGGAACTCGGAGTCAGGCTTGACCACGGTAAACTCACGTGGCTTGAATGCTTTCTGTAATTCCAGCAGGCGGGATACGTACTGTTCGTCCTTCATAAGCCTCCCCTAAATTCGAGGACTAGAATGGCACGAGAGGGAACACTTGTCAAGCATTATTTGGAGGCCGGTGTGGGAGTCGGACCCACTACAACTGTTTTGCAGACAGTCAACTAACCGTTCGTCTTACCAGCCGAGAATGGCGGAACGCTAGAGAATCGAACTCTATTAGCCTTGCGGCTGTGGCGGTTTTCGAGACCGCGGGGCACCATTGCCCATACGTTCCAAGATGGCGGAGGATGGAGGGCTTGAACCCCCGCTACCTTACGGTAGACTCACGGATAGCAGCCGTGTGCATTGCCACTCTGCCAATCCTCCGTAAAATGGTGGGCCACCCGTGAATTGAACACGGTCCTGTCTCCTTAAGAGGGAGCAATGCTACCGTAACACCTGTAGCCCAAATCCGGGGGCAGTCCCAGACTCAACTCTCCTATGGAAAGTTGCCGGGGTCTCGAACCCCAATGCCCAACTTTTGGTCGGTCGCCAGGGACTTGAACCCTGACCCCATCGCTTAAAAGGCGAGTATGCTGCCGCTAACACTTGCAACCGACAAATTTATGGTAGCGAGGGCGGGACTCGAACCCGCTCTGAGAGCTTGAAAGGCTCCCTTCCTACCCATAGACGACCTCGCCACAAAGCCCATAAGTCTAGGCTTTAGGGTGAATTTAACTCCTAAAGCCTATATTTAAAGGCCCCAAACCTGGTAGCCCCGGGGAGAATCGAACTCCCGCTATCTGGTCGAGAACCAGACGACCTGCCACTAATCGACAGGGCCATATTCGCCTAAAGAGACATATATGTCGCTTTTGGCAATTAAGATGGCGGGGTCGAGGAGAATCAAACTCCCGTTCTCCGATAGACAGTCGGGCATCTTGTCACTAGATGACGACCCCGAAAATGGAGCTAGTACCACGAATCGAACGTGAGTCCTCTGCTTACCAAGCAGATGTCCTACCACTGAACGATACCAGCAAAAATGGAGCACCGTGTTGGATTCGAACCAACGTTTCCACTTTACGGGAGTGGAGTCGTAGCCAACTGGACCAACAGTGCGAATGTCAAGTTATGGCATGACAAAACTTCACATTTTGTCAAGGTATAACCCGACCAAACTGGAGCCAAGTGAGCGAGTCGAACGCTCGTCCAGGAGGTACAAGCTCCCTATCCTACCGTTGAACGAACTCGGCTTAGGTATCAGAGTATTGACCTAAAAGGGCTTACGGTCAATAATCCTGGACCTTAAATTTGGCTGTGGCCCTCGGATTCGAACCGAGACCGTAGATATTAACAGTATCCCGTCCTGCCAGTTGGACCAGACCACAGTAGAAACCGTCACTACATCAGATGCTTGGTTGCCCCAAAAGGATTCGAACCTTTATCGAGGGATTCAGAGTCCCTAATCCTGCCAGTTAGACGACAGGGCAATTGAAACTTAATACCTTTTCAACAGAAAACTCTTGGGGACCACTAAGGTACCAATCTTAGTGGTATCCTCCGGCTTATAAATACCCTCCTCGTGTCTCCACCAGTAGGTATTAAAGACCGCCGTGCCTACAGCCATACTGTAACACATTTTGTCTCCGGTTCCGTTGAGACATTTCCAGGAGAGGGTGCTCATGGTCAGACTAAACCCGCCACGGACACCTTCGAAAGCATTGAACTCACCGTAATGTTCGCTGCAAGGAGCCACGCCATTACGTTTACGGCAGTCTACCCCGCCCTTAGTGGCTAGTAGAGAAGAAGCCACCGGGGCTCCCCAGACGAGAGCTATTTTTCCGATGCGCTTCCAGTTCGGTTTGGCGTCGGCTACCGCGGACATGGTAAGTAACATGGCCAGGGTACAGATAGCTTTCTTCATGGGACCTCCTAAACTTTGGTTGGGTAGTTAGGATTCGAACCTAAACCTGACTGATTCAAAGTCAGCCGTTCTACCAGTTAAACTACTGCCCAACAAAATGGAGCGAAACCGGAGACTTGAACTCCGACCTGGAGCTTGGAAGGCACCCGTGCGACCGTCACACTGGTCTCGCAAAATCGCGTCGGGGCGTCCTACCGTTAGACGATTACCTTCACTAGGGCGAGACATCCAGGGAATGACCCTGGCGCTTATCGCTTGCTGGAGGCGAAGGACTCGAACCTTCATTTCCCCGAACATCTGGAGCGGCCACCGGGAATCGAACCCGGCTTTATTGCTTGGCAAGCAATCGTACTGCCAATGTACGATGACCGCGAAAATGGTACCCAGCCAAGGAATTGAACCCTGTCCCCTTCGGTGTAGGCGAAGTGTCCTGGCCGTTAGACGAGCCGGGTAAATTTGGTTGTGGAATCTGGAATCGAACCAGCGTCAAGCCCTTATCGGGAGCCTATTCTACCACTGAACTATTCCACAACAGAAAATGGTCGCTGGAGTGGGAGTCGAACCCACGGAGGTCTGGTTATGAGTCAGACTTGAATACCGATTCTCCCAGCATCAAAAGCGTGTCTTAACCTAAAATGGGGTGTTCCCTCGGAATCGAACCGAGATAATGGGCTTCACAGGCCCGCGTCTTAGCCGTTAGACTAGGAACACAAAATTTGGCAGGCCGTGAGCGTTTCGAGCGCCCATTCGCGGGTTTGGAGTCCGCTGTTCTACCTTTGAACTAACAGCCTAAAGATGGTCGGGGAAGAGTGAGTCGAACACTCGCCACCGGCTTCCGACGCCGGGAGACTACCGTTATCAGACTCCCCGAAAAATGGTCGAGATGGCAGGACTCGAACCTGCAAGGCCGATGTGGCGCTGGTTTCCAAAACCAGAGGGCTTCCATTTACCCGCCTACATCTCGAAAATTGGTGCGCCACCCGAGACTCGAACTCGGACGCCTGTTAAGGCAGGAGGTTTTAAGTCTCCCATGTCTGCCATTCCATCAGCAGCGCAAATTTGGTGCGTCCAGGGGGACTTGAACCCCCACGTCCGTTAGGACCTTGGCTTCTCAGGCCAAGCTGTCTGCCAGTTCCAGCACAGACGCAAAATTGGTACCCCGCGAGGGATTTGAACCCCCATGCCTTTCGGCGCTTGGTTCTAAGCCAAGTGTGTCTGCCGTTCCACCAGCAGGGTATGGCGCTTGCACGTGGAATCGAACCACGGTAACCGGTGTTTCAGGCCGGGGCTCTACCATTGAGCTAAACAAGCACGAAATTGGTGGACCCGCGGGGAGTCGAACCCCTTTTCCTCGGTGCAAACGAGGCGTATACCCGTCCTACTCCGAGCCCACTGACAACCATATGATGCTACAGTGTACCATAAAGTTGCAAGAAAAATGGTGGAGAGAGTAGGAGTCGAACCTACATTATCCCAAGGGACTCCTGATTTACAGTCAGGTACCGGTACCAATTCCGGCGTCCTCTCCAAAATGGTGGGCCAGGTGAGAGTCGAACTCACAAAATCTCTCCGGTTTGAGCGGAGCGCCTTTGCCATTTGACCACTAGCCCAAAATGGTAGTCGGTGAAGGTGCTGCCCCTTCTCGGCGGAGTAATCTGCTCCTCGTGGGGTATAAGTCCACGCTGCATGGCTGATGCTACCGACTAATATGGAGGCCCCACTGGGAATCCAACCCAGATTTCTCGGGTAGAAGCCGAGAGTCCTGTGCATTGAACGACAGGGCCGAATTATGGAGTGGCTGGTGAGACTTGAACTCACATCAGTCCAGTTACGGTTACTCGATTAGGAATCGAGGCCGGTACAGCCACAAATTCTGGAAGTCAGTCACGGAGTCGAACCGTGATTTGGAGCTTCGGAGGCTCCCGTCCTGTCCATTGAACGAACCGACCTCAAATATGGAGGACCCTGAGTGAATCGAACACTCATCTCTTGGTTCGTAGCCAAGTGCCCTGTCCGTTGTGCTAAGGGTCCAAACTTTACGGGTTCTCGTACCCGAGGACGGCGGGAGTCTTTTTCAGGAAGGGGATTGGACCCTAGCCTGCCGAAGTTTCGACTCCCCGCAACCACTTGGTTTATACGAACCAAGAAACTGTATGGGACCACTGTACCACAAATTTCCAGGATGTCAAGCTCAAAATGTGACCGAGGCTGTGATGACTCCGGCACAGGTCCAGTACACCGTTTTCCGCCAGTCACGTTGGAAAGCATATCCTGCCGCCGCACCGAAACACAATAACATTTGTGTTATAGCTAGCCACCGGCCCCAGTTTATGCTCGCCATGCTATATACCCAAGTAGTAATAATTCAAGGAGCATAGAAGCCAGCATAATACAACGATAATGCCGGTCCATCCAAGTAGGCTCCTTGTATCCGCAAGTGCGACATTTACTGTCGTAAAAGGAGTTATCCCCACAACGGGTACAGTAACGAATTGGCATCTTGATATTCAACATGCACTCACCCACTTAGTCCAGTCTAGCCACCGTTCCTTGCCAGTTCGCCAGAGAATGAAGCACTTCCGGCAACGTTTGGCGGCTTTGGCTTTGAGACTACCACATTCACACTCGTCTATTAGATGCGGGTGCTTCTCAAAAGTCTTCAAGTTTATCTAACTCCTCCCTGGGACCGATGAACCTACACCACCTACTCAATTCCTCGGCGTCTTCTTTAGGGTAGCCATCCCGGATTAGAGTGTCCTTCAGAGACTCTCCAGGTAATGGCAGATATGGTCGAGGGAACCCATACTTCCACCCTGATGGGGGGTCGTATAGAACAATCTTCTCGCTCATAATTCGGCTCCCTCGGGGAACTTCGTGGTCAAGTGTTCACAATCTTCCTCGTGTCCCGTCACGCTGGGATTTCCTTCTGGTCTGCCCACGACCGACCGTAACTCGGCTCCGCAGGAATCACAAGTCCTGGTATCTCGGGCATGTTCACTTCCATGCATTCTCTTATCCATCCCGCAACCTTTCTGGGTTCATGTCTACAGTCCACGTACATGAGAAACTCGTCATGGACCTGTAGGACTAATATTAAATTAGGGTGTTCCTCGACGTTCAGCATACCATATTTCGTGGCGTGTGCAACGGGATTACTTCCCCACATGGCAGCGGCGGTTTTTAGTCTATCCTCCTCGTACCCGTAACTGGCGAGTACATATCCAGTCGGGGGCCTCACACACCTCTCTACCTCCACCTGTCTGGTAATCTCCATCTGAAGCCCCCGTAATTTCGGGAACCCCTCGAAGTATTTCATAGTCACTGATAGAGCCCGTCGGCGGTTGTCCCAGGAGGCGTCTCCGAAGGCTCGACGGGCCAGGTTGATACCAGTAAACGTTACTATCTTCCCGAAGACTTTCCAGTCTTGGAAGGCTATCCTTACACCAGCCGAAATCTCCCTCTGTATCCTCTGTGACCTGAATTCACTCTCAGTTACTAACTTAATACCCTCCATGTAATCAGTCGCATGAGTAACCGTCTTGGCGGCCTCTCTAGCGTTCCCCTGGCTAATCGCAAAAGGGTCATCCTCCTTAATCCCAATCATGTCCCGCATACGGGCGTGGAAGTCTACGTTGGGGATGTCGTGGTATCCGGCGAGATGGAGGAAGACTCTATTCTCGGCGTTCTTGAGGTCAGCCCGATAAAGATAGTATCCGTCTGGAGCGACAATAGCTCGTCGTATCTTCTTTCCGAGAGATTCCCCAGTATTACGGTCCTTTCTCCTCTTCGCAACGTTTTGTAGATTAGGATTGCTGCATGCCAAGCGACCCGTAGAGGTGAAGATTTGTAGATTACAATGGATATAGCCCGATTCATCAACGTAACCTTCCCAGTTGTTTTTATCGTAGTCGAATTTCCGTGGTGCAAACCATCGGTCAGGACCCTTCCCAAGTTCCTTGTAATCGAGTAACCTCTCCAGTTCAGAATCTTCGTGGACATCTACGGCCTCCCGGATAGTTTCTTCCTCAGTATTCTCCAGAAATATTCCCTTAACCTTGAAATGAGCCTTAATTTGTGGAGGAGAGTTGGGATTGAAGGTGAACCCGGCTCGCATATCCTCACAGGCTTTCTCGAAATCAGTGCGGAGTTTGTCTACGTAGGGAACATCGACCAGGACTCCGCGTTCACGTACCTTTGACAGGACAGCAGCGAATTTCTGGTGGAGGGGATATAGTCTATCCACTCCCATCAACTTGGCTCTCCTCATCATCGGCCCCATAGCATGGACCGGCCAGTAACAATCATTCCCGTTGTAACCAAAGGGGTCATGGGACGGACAGGGACGGTGTTCGTGGAGACATTGTTCCTCTCCCACACACTCCTTCCAATTCGGTACCGCCAGATGAGCAGAGCACATAGCGAAGAGGTTCATAAAGCCTCTACCTCTCTTCTCACCCTCTTCGTCGTCGGCCTTCTTAGTCCCCTTGCAAAGGGACATATTAGTTAACCAGTGCCAGATAATAGTGTCGTCCACCTGAGCAAGGGGGATATCAATGCCCTCAGCAATGGCCACTGGCAGGTCGGCGGAAATAAAATTATGCCCGAGGATACGGGCTTGGGGAAATTTCCGAATTACCTCGATTAGATAGGGCTTCCCTTGTTCATGGGGAACCGAGACCGTTCTTATGCCATCACTAGCCCCCAGTATTGTCGGCTTATTGTCCCTAATCCGCCATTCCCAGTCGAGAGATAAATATGGCTGAGGATTGAGGGATAGCAAAGCCTCGGGGTAACGGTCTATCTTCGGCCATTCCTTCAGGACCTCATACATAGTTTAATCACCATAATAGCTATGAGACTCAATATCCCCAGAAACGCGAATACATCTCCAATGCTATACCTCGCCATCGGTGGACCATGAACGTCCGCAAGCCAAGGTAACTTGGACTCCGTGGTTATCATGGTATGCCTATTGTCCTCTACCTTCGTAGAGTCATAATACCCACTCACCGGCATCTTCCCGTGATTGGCAAAGCAGACCGTGAAGTTCAGGCACATGGCTATCATAATAAATGATACCGGAATCCTCATGGGCCAATATCTTATGGCCGACCGGATAGCTGGGTAGAGAAAGAAGAGACCTATTATGAGACGGAGGAGAGTTTGGTAGTTCATGTTAGGTAACCCCATTGGTCCCTACTGGGACCTACACGGGCTCGAAGACTCGCCCGGAAGTATATTAGCCGAAGTTAAAATTTCTTCCCGCCGTGCTTATGCGGTCTCGACTTGTTGAACTCATTCTTGGCAATGATGGCCTCGCCTACCCTCAATCCCCTGGCCTGAGCATAGTGCATGATACGGATGATGACATCCGCGAACTCCTCCTCAACACCTTGGAACTCGGGGATATGGTCTGACCGGTTACCTGTACGCTCATACTCCAGTGCCTCACTCAACTCACTATGCATGAGGGCAATTTTCTCGCCAACGTTGAACTCACCCTCTTCCCAGCCATGCTCCACGGCAACCTGGCGAACTTCATCCTGTATGTCCTCAAAACTAGAGACGAAACTGGCTTCCTGGAAATTCATTTCCCCTCCTGATAGGGACAATAGTGACGGGCAAAGCACCTATCCTGGCATCCTCGGTCGCAGTTATCGTGACAAGTAACCTTGTAGATAAGGATAGCGAAAAAAATCACTGCGGTTGCCACCAGTAACCAAGCCTTATCAAATTTCATCTTGCCCTCATCTGTCTCAACTCGACCAACATGGCCAGGACGACTATAGTGAACAACGTCACTTCCAACATCATCCACAATATTCTATGTTTCCACTTAGGTTCCATACTCTCCTCAAAATACATCCAGGGAACCCACCGGCCCAGCCCAGCATCGGGCATATCACCCATCACGGTAACCACCCGACCACGATAGATTCCCTGAATCTTTTATTGAACTGTAGTAGTCGCCACTCCCGATGCCATAGCAGTCTCCGCTGCCCTGGCTTGCTTGGCCATTTGGTTAGCCACGGTATGGATAACAGCCTCTAGGACCACCAACCCGTTCCCGTGACTTACCTTCCGTTCATGGAAGAAGTCCGCTATGTGCTCCAAGGTATCCTTACATAGGGTCGCAAAACCAGCGATTTTCTCGTGGTCCTGCCCCAACTCTTCACGAAGTAGTTCCATAGATTTCGCCATGACTACTTCCCTGGTCATCTGCCGTTCGGCAGCCCCAAGAAGTCTTTCTTCCTTCGGCATCTTAGCAGCTTCCTTCCAGTACTGTCCAACTTCTTCCTTACTAATTGACCTCTTGCTGTCTGAGGACATTTTCTTCTCCTTGAATTGATTTAACTCCCGCGATATTCTGCTTCAAAACTTCCACGGCGAAGGAGCAGGTGATGAACTCCATTGCTATCAGGGCTACTCTAGGGTCGGGCAGGTTCTTTTTCAGGAATTCAATGGAAACCACGTGAAGTTTTTCTATTAGCTGCCAAACTTCCTCTTCCTTATCGTTCTCCTTAGCCCACACCGCAAAGTTTTGGATTAGTGACTCTTTAATAGCAGTCATCTGTGTAGGGTCTTCCAAAAGCCGCGTGATAAAATCCTGCGCCTCGGCTCCCTCAATTACTTTAGTGCTCATTTCTTCTCCTTCGGAGCAATGAGGGCAGAAATTTGCTTATACTGTTCCTCACTAATCTCCGTCTCGATTTTGTACTTAACATCCGTTCCATCTTCCCCGCAGAGAACTGGTTGGGCTGTAGAGATTAATAACTCCAAAGCCTTCTTGGCGGTGAGTTTCTTGACCTTTACTTTCTTTTCCGTGCTCACTTTCATACCAGCCTCTTTCCTCTGTTCTCTATTTAGATGCGAGAAATCGGTCTCGGATTCATAATGACCCAGGAACGTGGTCACGTTACTAGCATGTCCCAGCCAGAGCTTACTGGCCTTCCCTCCACACAGGACCAACGGTCTCTCACCTCCGAGATAGAAATGTTTAGCCTTCTCAAAGGTCTTAATCATCAATGGAAGGGGCGTGGGTTCCCGTGCCACAGCAGCCGGATGTATCTGGACTAGGCTAACAGTCGGCTTATACTTTTCCCACCTGTCCCAATATCTACAGCAAGCCTCAGCTTTGACCCTCACTTTACCCTTGGGATAATTATCCTTCCCCTCCTTCGGTGGCAGACAACGAAGAACATTATCCACAAATACATCCTTACGTGTCAACTGCACCGCGGCCATGCCCCAGGACCACAGTATCCCTCCAGACCTTCCTACTACCGGCATTCCCCTACCGATGAACTTCCCCGATAACTCAGGATAAGCCTGCTGTCGTCGTTCAATCTCCTCGCTCTCTGTGACTTCCCAGGGAACCTCATCCTTTCCTGGAGCCTCCAACATCAATGCTACCTTGGCGGTACTAGGGTCGCCGGAACCCAGTACGAACCCAGTCCCCTTACCGTATAAAGGACATCCGAGTTCTCCACACTTAGCGGGTTGGCCCGACATCAATAGCCTACTTTAGCCGGTCTAGGGGCCGATGACTTACTGGCCCCACTCGCCCCAAACCCCACATTAGTATCGTACATACTCGACTTCGGGGCCGTCTTCATGGTCTTGAGCCTAGCGATGACATTCTCATACGTCTGGTCGAGACAGGTCACAGCTACCACTAACTCCTTAAGGTGAGCAATAGACATTCCCTCAGTATCCTCTACCCAACGGTCTACCGGGAATTTCCCTACCTCATCCCTGAGAATATGAACAAGATACTGTTTCCGCATAATTGGAGAGGGCATTCCAATCTTCTGGACTTCATCAAATCTGGAAGGACGATTGATAATGCGTGCCCCCAGTTGTTCCGGGTAATTCGTGGTAGCCAGGTTCACTACGTTATCTGTTTGATGTTCTCCGTCCAGGAGAGCCAATAAGTCATGTTCCCCAGAAGCCTGAATTATCTCCTCGATATCCTCTATAATCACGATAAGAGGCCGGTCGGGTTCAATCTTGCGTAGTACTGGCAGGGCTCTCGTTGCTAAGGCTGGACTCTGTACCAACAGAACAATCCCGCCCATCTTAATCAGGTCAGCCACTAGTAGACTAAGCGTCGCCGTCTTCCCTGAACCAGCGGGACCCCACAGGAGGACTCCCCGTTTGTAGAGTATTCCCCGTCTCTTGTACTGTTCCTTCTTAGTCCAGAAGAGACGTATCCCATCAATAACATGCAAGGAATTAGAATTCCCAAGGTCAATTAACTGGTCGGTGAGGATTTTCTTGGAGACAAATAGGGTCCTTCCTGTCTCAGTAATGGCGATGGTATAGGCTCCAGGGGCTAGTCGAGGATTCGTGGTCCCAGTGGCAGCAAAGACCCCATTAGGTAGTACTTCCCACTGGGAGTGCTCTAGGATGTCTTGCTTACCCGCCAAGACCGCTTCCTCCGGCACCCTACGAGGCTTCCCCCGCTCAATCTCATTGGCATCCTGTAACAGCGTTTGTAATTCTTCGTGGTCTGATTTCACTTGGGCTCTCCCTCAAGAATGTCAATCGAATGAATACTGTGCCAGGGAATAAATCTCTTCCCTTGCCATAATCCATCCAACCTTCTCCAGCTTTTGATTATGGAATTCTCGTCCTCGTGTACCAAATGTTCATCCGCTACCGGAAACTCAAGTACTTCATACGCGGGACTCCAACTGTCCCACGGCTTCACAAAGACCCGGAAGAATTTCCCTTTCATCCCTCTCCCCCAAAAAATCGGGGCGAATATTTCTACTCGCCCCATTTTTCCTAACTACTCCCACAACTTCCGATAGCCCTTGAAGAACTTCGGATTATCCCGATTCGCCGGGTCGGCAAACCGAATCACACGGAGCCTGTCCGCGAAGTCCCCGTCTCCCCCTTGTGCCCTCAGCAACGCGATAACCTCGGTTCCGGTCGTCAGTTCGTTGAGGTAGGCTGCCAGTTGGTCGAAGGTTCTCGGCAGAGGACGGTTGGTAGTATGGCCCTGGTCAATTGCCAGCTTCGCAATGGACTCAATGGTCCCGTCTCCCTTGGTATTCCGAACGTTGCGAGCGTACTTCTGTCTCTCGCTCAGTCCAGGCTTACCAGTGTTCTCGTTAATTACTGTCTCATCGCTCAACGTTGCCGGGTCAATCAGAACGTTGTCGATGTACGCTTGTGGAGGGAATACGGACAGAACATCATCCGCTGCGGTGTCCAGGCTCTTGTAAGAGAACTGAAGGAACCGCGTTCCTTTTTCTTTGCTGACTCCCACAGTCACGCCGGTAATAGTCCCCCGGTGCGCCTGTGGAGTCGGGACTGGCTTCTCTGGGGGAGCGGAACTTGGGAACAAGCCCGTGGTCTCCTCAGTGGTCCCAGTGTCCTCGGTTGAAGTAGTGCCAGTGAATTCAGTAGTATCCACCGTCTCCTCCGTTGCTACTGCTGCTGCTGTTTCTTCCATAACCTTCACCTCATTCTAGAATGTACTGCTATTAGCTGGATACGCCAACTAATTCCTTTGATTCGCAATCCGCAACAACCAACTATGCGCCCGCAATACCTGCTCACTATGCATCTTCATAATGAAGATGGGATTCGCTTTTGTCAAGTCCCGGTGCATGTAAGCGGTCAAGCGGTCGTCTTCGTACACTTGCTCTACGCGGCTCCTAACCGTCTCCCAGGGCGTAGCACTCACGACGACCTCGACAACGGCGGTCTTCCCCGGTGTCCCCGTCTCCAAGGACTCAGGTCCAGTTCCTTCCGTTTCCTCAACCGGTCTTCCTTGAGATGCTGGTCGCAGAGTCTTGTTCCCAGGTTCCGTTTCTTTCCGCACACGGCGCAGAGACCTTCTTTTAGTTGTCTTGATACCCATTCTGCTTGTCTACTCACTTTCCACCCCCGCGGGCTGATTTAATCTTGTTCCAAATAGCCTTCAGGTCAGCCGGTTCGTATAGCTTGATATACCCCTTGTTCGCCAGGTCGGAGGGAATCTTATGTCGAGCGAAGTAGTACCGTTGGTACGTGACATCCTTCTTTTGCTTCTCATCATACTCAGTCACAGCTTCCTTGTCCATACTCGTCAACATCCGGGACTCGGGTGGTTTCTTCTTATTAAGGAAGAATATGTAACTGTAGTCTGACATAATGAAGTTACCAATACCCTGTGGTAAGTCAGGAACTACTGTCTCCTCAAGGGAAATCTTCCCCTGACTGACCTTACTCGTAGCTACTAGGATGATGTGAATTGGCTTCTTGTTAGCCAGAGTGAAGATGGAATCGAACTCGGCCAAGGCTTCCCCATACACCTTCCGGGCATCCTGATACTCTTTCACCACGCCATCTTTCTCGTAGAACTTGGACTCCGCCACCACGAAATCCTTCCCCCGGGTAATGTCGTCGATTATCAATACTGGCTCAGGATGCTTGGCCCAATCCGGCCAGATTTGGTCGCAGTAGGATAGGGCCTCACTGAATTCCTTACCGTTATCTACCTTGACGAACTTGTAACCGTCCTTCACCACCGGCCACATTTGGTCTTCCCCTCGGGTAAGAATGGTACGAGTCTGCTCAGGGGAACCAAACTTATGTGCCGTAGTGGTCTTCAGGGAATCAATTTCACCATGCAACAACACCCTCGCCCAGGGAGAGACGATATCTAATGTAGACTTTGTTCTCGCGGCCAGTTGAGAGACCAAGGGACTCTTGCGGCCAGTGGCTGATACTACCGCTGCTGAGAAGGGAGTCTTACCAGTCACCCCCGGTTGGGATATCGAGGTCGCCTTCGGTCCATCCCCTACGGGTTTCGGCTGGTTCGCCTGGAGAGACGCAACCGCCGGGGGCTGTGCCACCGGGCTCGTCGGGGGTATAGTGGTAACTGTGCCCGTCTGGGGTGGGGACGGACTTGTTACTGTCCCCAACGGTTTCTCTTCTATTTTCGTTTCCATTCGTTTTCCCTCTTATGATGTACTCTTCCAATTCCTTCGCTGCCTGGGTCAGTTCACTGATTGTCACTGACCGATTCTTTTCCCAATGTTTGAGCAGAGTCCCCACACACCACTGACGGACTTCGATGGTCCTCCAAGGGGATACGGTTTCACTGTCTCGTTTCTTGTTACTCACCTAAGTACTCCAGGACCTTTACTACTCCGGCCATAAGTAGGCAGAACGCAACAATGACCAATAGAATCGTCGGTCCTAGGTACAAGGGCATCAACACATACCACCAACTCCAGGCAATGATTCCTAAAAGTTTTAGGGTTATGAAGACGATACCTAGAAGCCCAGAGAAACCAATTCCGGTATTACTGATACTGGTCTTTTCACTCATTTTCCTCTCCTCATATTCTCCACACTACCAAATTCCAATCTACTTGTCAAGAGAAATCTGACGGTTAATTTCCGCTACCGCTGCGTGATAGGCGGTCCCTACTTCCAACTCAAACGACTCTTCCCCTTGTCCTTCTCCACCGTATTCTCGCCTGAACTTCTCCAGACATCTAGTACTTGTCTGGTAACCTGATTGACTTAGTACCACCAGTTCAGGGTCATTGGGGTCCAGTCCCAAGGCTCTAGCCGCTGCGAACCCCGGGTCCGTGGGGTGCCAGTCTAATTTAGGTGGGACGGGGAAATCATACTTCCTGCATCCTCCCGCTAAATGTTCACAGTCTCTACCATACCTATGACACTGGTCCCCCGGAATCTGCCACGGGACCATACCCGACTTCCTCGCCGCTCGTATCCCCAGGGCCTCAATAATCATGGCATTCTTGACGGCATCTAACTTGTCATCCTCGAACACGAAGAAACCTTTGGACGAGTCTTGAGGCCAAAACGCCGGGGGCTCAGACTTCACACACGCTCTCACGAAGACTTGATACTTCCCAGTCTGCCCTAACTTTGGGTGGTTATCTGACAACAGGAAGTGTCCTTCTCTCCTAGCTAATCCATATACTGCCAACTGAACTCCCCCACCAATCTCAGCCAGCCAGTCGTCCTCAGTGTCTCCCTTGTACGGCACCCCGGCCTTGGTAATCTTCGGAGCCCGGCGAGTTTTCCACTCGCACACTGTCATATTATCGTCATCGAGTATTCTATCTACCACCCCCACGGCAATAATCTGCGGAGCCAATAGAATGTACCAAGGAACTTCCACGCCCAGGGACCGAATACGGGTATCAGGGAAAGAATCTAGTTTCTCCAGATACGCCTCAATCAGCCTTCCAGCTTCCTGTTTCGCTCCGGCCCCCACTTCACAATTTACAATTGCATCCAAGACCTTGCTTTGGTCTACCATCTTGTGATAGTCTCCATTCTAGTAACCCACCTCGGGGACTTCAATTCCCCCTGTGGCCTAACCTCGGGCCACAAACGCGCCGTGCCCCTCACACGGCCTCGATGGGCGGCTGGCCTCCTTCCCGGTCGCCCATCACCTCCTTAATAGCCCATATAGGTATTCACTATCTCCTCAGAGGAATTTTGTTTATCGGCAGTCTCCATCTCAGCTATACACCTATCAAGAGTCTCCAGAGACTTCATAAAATCCGGGTCCCGGTCGAAGAATAATGTCGCATGGGGGTCGTTCCTTCCTACTCTCACTAGAGACAATATCTCCCTCTTCCTATCACTCCCCAAACATGCTTGGAGAGCTATACGTTCTGTGGGAGTAAGGTCCCGGTTGAGATTGACGATGATATGTCTTTTAGGAAGCCCACTCTTACTCGGTCTCACATGGAAGTTCTTCATGCCAAAGTGTTCTAGTAGGTATGGCTTATGAGACAGGAACATCTTATATCCAGCCTCATCATCAATATCCAGAAACAACTGATGAGGTAGAGGAAAGGAAGCAATCATACCGTTGGCCTCGGCTATCTTAATCCCTTCCGCTGAGGATAGGTTCAAATCACTTCCGTTCTCTAAGTCTTGAGAACAAGTCGGTTCCATTCCCATCACTCCGCCTCCAACTCCGTCGCCTTCATAATCTTCCTTCTCAACACCGGGTCGAACTTCCCAAACGGACTCCCCGGTCCATCCGCCGCTGCGATAATTCTGTGCTGTAGGTGGGTCCCCAGAGCCTCCGCCACCGAATGAGCAAAGGCATGGGCGGAATTGGTGAACACTACTTCAATAGGACATTTTCTCTTACACCGAATGAAAGGTCTGGATTCGGAATACAATTCCCATACCAGCCCTCTGTCCTTCGTCGCCCTCGCCAGTTTCCTCACAAACTGGTCCTCGGTAAGTTTCTTGACTCGTGCCATTTCTCCTCCTCGTGTCTGCTCATTATTACTTCCAATATACAATTCTCACACTCGACTTCCTTGGGCTGGCTACATTCTAGTTCGAGACATGGAGACCGTAATCCACATTTAGGACAGACATGAACAATAATCACCTCTCCTCCGTTTTCCCGGTCACACTCTTTTGAACTCCAATTCCTGTCTCAGCTTGTCCTTCACCATGTATATCCATCGCCGTGAACTCGTACACACTATCTCCACACCGGAAACCTATCTCCCTGTGTGGAGTAGGAGGATGATTCTCCCTCATCACACTCCCGTCGTCAATAGTGAACATCCTGCACAGCATGAGAGTCCCGGTCTCCATGGGGGCCGGATGTAATGGCTGTATAGGAACCAATGCCAATACCACCTTCCCCTGGGGAACCACTATCGCTCTCCCATCTTTATCCTGATGGTTGAACTCCAGGAGAACCTGGGGAGACTTGACGGACTCCGAGGAGCGTTCTCCTGAGAAGGATGGGGCCATTAGGATAGAAAGAAGCATTATTCCTATCGCAGCGACCCAAATGGCTAGTACCGGACCCCAACTCTTCATTTCTTGCCCGCCGCTTTCTTAGCCAATTGAATGGCGCGGGCGAACATTTTGAGAACTTCTCGGTGAGTTTCTTTGTCCTGCCCTCGGTCGTTTACATCAAAAATATCGGCCTCTCGAGCATATATCGGGTCAGTCCCCATGTACTCAGCCGCAGCCTGTTGCAGGAAGAACTTAGCTCGTTTCTGATGGCGAGTATTAACCCTCAACAGCGCCCCGAGAGCACAAAAAGCCTCGGCTTTGGTGCTCTTGACTCCCACGGAGTGAATGTCACCATCTTTGTCCTTACCCTCAGCTAGAGACCCCACTGTCCAATACCTAAACGGTTTAATCAACTTCCTGGCTAGTTGTAAAGCATGAACCGGCGAGTCCACCTTGAACTTCAATGGAAACACCGACTTCGGTAATGCACAAGTTTTACTCATTTTCCTCTCCCTCTCGAAATTTTATGGGGCCGATGACTAGCCTGCCACCGACCCCGATTGTATATGGTTATGAGCCATAAGTATGTTCGTAACGATTCACTTTAGCTCCCAAAGAACCCCACGGTCGTCAGTCTGAGTACCTATGCTCTACCACTAAGCTACCCCCGACATCAGGATTCCAAGGAACCCTCATGGCTCGGGGGACCGGATTTGAACCGGCGTCCTAGGCTTAATTTTGCAACCGCGCATCCCCAGTCACTTTATCGTCACTTGAACCTTCGGGGTAATAGTCTGATTGCGTGAGTCTAAGTCTGACCTTCACCCTGAAGTTGGAACAGGTCTTTCGACCCGCCCCCGAACTCAAAATTTGCCAACCTCCTACGGAGCAGAGTGGTTGGCTGCGTCCCACTACCCTGACTGACGCAGTATGGGTGCCCCGTGTGGACCTTTTACTTAGACAACGGCTTCAACACGTAGTCCAAAAGTCGCTTGCCAATCTTATGTGTGGCAACATCCAAGTCCATTTCATTGGCCCGTGCTCTGGCTTTCTTGACCGCCCGCAGTAACACTTCACCACGTTCAATCAAATCAGCCTTCGTGGCCGGAGTCAATAACGCGGACCATTCCTGTTCCTGAATGGTTCCAGTCACCACATCTTCCGTCACCAGTTGTACCTGTGCTGGGTGTTTGTCGGTCGCTGGAGCCAGAACTAACGGCTTGGCAATCTTCTTGGTCCGGGACTTGTTGACTTCCCTGGCCCTGAAAATACCCACCTCTCGGGTATCATCCTGAGAGAAACCCTTTGCCGGGTCGAGTGTCGGCACCGTCACCAGCAATTCATGGAACTTCTGAAGATGCTTCTCCAGTTGTAAGAGACTGGTCGCCGGAACATCCTTGGCAATGGTCTCCCCATCTTCAGTCACAATGTCCGCCTTCGCCTGGGTATTAGCAATGTCAACTTGATGTCCCAAGTCAATGTCCTTGGTCAGGATGGAACTAATCCATCCCAGTTCTTTAGACACAGTACTCTGAATATCCGACTGGGCCTCAGTGACCGGAGCCACTCCTTCCTCATTGGACTGGAATGTCACCAGTTTCTGCTCAAACAGGTGGCGTTTCTTATCGAACGTCGCCATAAGGTCAGCGCGGGTTTTGTTCGCCTGATTCTCAAGGTTAGTGCCTACCGCTAGTAATTCGTGTAATTTTGCCATCTTTCCCTCTCCTCATTTTTCAAAACTACCATACTTCCCAAAACTTGTCAAGTGGAATTTTTAATTACTCCTCCCATCAGTCCGTCCCCGCAAAAGGTGCCGATACCTGACGGCTCCGCTCTATCGGCGTCAAGCGGCCTCGTGATTCTGAGACGTAGCAAGCTGGTCTACCATCGGGGCCGACGCAAGTAGGATGGCTGCCAGTAATGCTAGTCGTCTCAGGCATAGTCGTATAATCAAGGGGCATCACCATCCTTCGCGGCGCTAGTTGCGCCTGAAACTCGTTGCGGGTGGTCGATGCCATTCATCCACCGTTCTGTCTTGTATCCGCACAGCCCTTTCCGGCCTTCGGGTGTCGCTGAACGTTCTGCTCTTGCAGCCATTTGAATATCGATGTTCAAGCAGCAGCAATTATGCCCCGGTACGCCAGCGGGAAATCGTCTATCGCCGTTGCAAATTAGCAAATGCGGATATTCTTGCGGTGCCGCAGCCAGTTTACGAAGGCCATTTTCGCCACGAATGCGGATGATTTCCGCGACGGGCTGGCGCTTGTAGTCAATGTAGCACTCTCCGCACTGCATCTCGCCGTCGTCACCATAGAGTGCATTAAAGTGTCCATGACTCAACCACAACTCGCGGCGTAACGCCTTTTCGTCTTCGCCGCAATCGGCATACGCTTGTGCAGCTTCGTTATCAACTGCACGCAGAGCAGTTAGGGTAGGATGCTCATGCTTTCGTACATCATCACCACCCTTCCCGCCTTCGGGTCGCTTTACGTTTGCCAGCTTATTTAGCTGTCTGGTGAACCACGCAATGTCATCAAGCCCGGTCACGCTAGAAACGCCAAAGCGCCCAGTAAGTAAAGTGTTGATTTCTTCATCGTAGAACGGCTCCGCGTCTCCCTTGCCTGCCGGGGGAGTGGCGAGGGCGGCTTTCAATTCCCAGATGGCTTCATTTGGAATGCGAAACTGCCATCTCTTTAGCCATGCGCCGAACTTCCCTGTTTGTGTCTCCCGCAACGCTCCCTGCTCGTCCGGGGCGGCATTTCTTCCATGTTCGTTGTGTCTTGTGCACACGCCGCTCGCTGATTCTTCACAACTTTTGCATCCAGGTTCACTCTGAGACATTGGCGGCTCCTTGGCTCCCTCGGCTGCGGCCAGCATTTCGCGCACGTGGTTTACGCAGGCGACGATGAAGGCGGCGTTGTCATCGAAGTGTTGCAAGTCTCCACCAGTGCTAGTGTTGTTCACGACGAGATAGTTTTTGCACTCACCCTCCCATTCTTCGGGAATCCACGCTGAATTGGAATCAGTCCTGTGATGCACTTCTTTCTTGCCAACATGGATATGTGGGAACAGCCGACGCTTGCCGTTATCATCGTAGTGCAAGCATGGCCCATCCCAAGGCCCCGGCACAGCCTTCTCGCTCAACTCTCGCAGCCTTTCCATGTCCACGCGCTCCCGCTCGGCTAGTAGGGCGGCGAGAGAGTCGAGTAGTTCCACGTAACTTGGTGGCATTGCGCCTTTGTAGCTTTCACATTTACATTCGTCGGGGCCATCGTGCTCGCAGAAAGTCTCACCCGCTAAATCCATCGCGTGTTCACTGCGAAGATGCTGGCAGGTTTCACAATGATGCTCACCGCGTGCTTGCTCGACTAACTCCCGCGCCGGTTTCTCGTGCTCGCTCATGGTTGCTTCTCCGATGTCCACCCAAACACCGTTCACCATCTCGGGTTGATTAAACCAGCTTGGCGGGGAATTTCTTGGCAATGCCTCCCCACCGCTCTGCGGCACAGGGGCGCTTCCCAATTTAGTTGCTTGCCCCAATGGTGCGTCTGGCAATTTCCCGGTAACCCCAAACTTATTAGTTAACTCACTCATTTTCGTCCCGTCCCTTCGTGGTGGGGTTGGCGGGAAGGTGCTCCAGCACTTTATTGACAGTATCTCTGTATTTCTGCCTGCCTATTTGCCTAAGCGCCTTGCGCGTCGAGCCGTACATGGTCGCCAGTTGCGAGCGCACGTAGCGAATCGTAATCCGCAATTTCTGCCTGTCCACCGCACGTCTCTTCTGCTTCATCGCCATTGGTATACCTCGCATCCGAAGGTCTCACCGAAAAGATTATTCTTGCCAGCAGTTTCGGCCTCGCTCTCAGTGCGAAACAACACTACGTCCTCGTTCTCGTCTACCATTGGCATCGGATGACCCTTCTGGTGACGAAGCATCACGAAAAACTCGCTGCGCCCCTGCTTCGCGCGTCTCTTCTGCTTGGGAGTGGTCATAGGCGCACCTGCTTTTTAGGTCTGCCGCCTAGCTTGCCGTTCTCGCGGGCGGCTTGAGACTTGGCTGCGCTCTTTACTTTGCCACCACGCTTGCCGAGCGCTACGGCTGCGGGATTCTTGCGGCTCATTGCTCCACCAATTCGCGCGTGGCCTTGCAGCGCAGCAAGAATGCGCGACATCGCTGCCAGCGTTTAGTTGTGTCCGTCTGCCGTTTGCAGACTATCTCGTTGTCCTCGCCCTCGGTCGCAAGGTCTATCTCGTGCTGGACGCGGAACTCTAAGTCAGTGATGGTCTTGTGCTGCCCAACTAAATCCAATCCGCCGATGAATGACGGCATCGCCCTGAGAGCTTCCTCGAAATTGTTGAATGGCGGAATCATCGGATGAGCGCTTTCCACTCGATTTGTTCTGGGCGGATAGGGTCGAGGTCGAACGGCTTGGACTTGATGTCTCGGCGGATGCGGTACACCTGCTTCGTAGCGTTATTGCGAGCGTAAGCAGCGCCCCACTTCACGAGAGTCTGCACGCTGTTGGTATCGCCGCTCCCGCGCCCATCTTCGTTCCAACCGTTCCAAGGATGCATTGATATTTCACGTTCAAGTGGAATCTTGTCCATTGTTCCACCTCCATGCGAAGCATTATAACACAAGCGCTTGGGTTTGTCAAGCCCTATTTTGGCACATCGCGCTCACTCGCGGCCAGTGAAGCTCTCAGTTGCGCGGCGCAAATAGAAAAGCCAATCGATTTTCCTGTGAAGCTACCTTTGTCGTAACCAGCACCTTGCGCGACTTCGGCCAACTGCATGTAGTACTTGTCGAGCCTATCCCATTCGTCAGCCAATTTGTCTAGCGGCAACGGGTCTTTCTGATTCAGTGTGAAAGTGTCGCTCATTCGCGCCTCCCTAAACCGTGTGGGGCCGGGGCACAAGGTGCTCGTGCTCAGCGAGGAAGAGGAGAATATGCTGCGTTCCTTTCGGCGCTTGTCTTCGGCCTTCATCTCTTCGATGACTTCCTTGACGCGCGTTTCGTCCTCCAGCTTCTGCACCAAATCCTTAAGTCCTGCTTGCCTTGAACGTTGCTCCAACTCAGTGAATCGTGGTTCTTGCATTTTCAGTTGTTCTGCTGCATTCAGAAATGGGGTATCGCCTTCAACGTCAAGGTTCTCTCCTCTCCCACAATAAGATGCCACAACTCTCAAAAGGTTTCAACCAAACTCGCCAAACTTTCCACTTGACATCTCTAATTCCGGTGTATAATATCCCTTATCGTCTTTCTGAGGAGAAGGCATGTCCATTGCCGAAACACAGCAATCTGCTTGGGTAAATCTACAATCCGTCGCTAACGAATGGTTCCATAACCCAGATTTCCTAGCCCTCCGTGCCATCCTCGCCACCGCAAAATCACTCGACATCGAAACCCGTCCAGTATGGCTCATGCTCATCGCCCCGTCAAGCTGCGGGAAATCGGACTTCTACCTCCCTTGTGCCTCCGGTTACACCCCACACCACGAATCGGACGATGTATCTCTGGCCGGATTAATCTCCGGTTCCGCAGCCAATCGTGGCAAGGGTGTCCTTGAACGCATGAAACCCAAGGGTCTCTGGCTATTCAACGACTTCACTGTCCTTCTCAACACCCAGGAGGACAAACGAAACGTAATCTTAGGTGCCCATAGACGCATATATGACGGCGAATACTACCGAGAAATGGACGGCCAGAAAATCGGATGGACTGGCCGGGTCCACGTAGTCGCCGCTTGCACTCCCGGCATCGAACGCTTCCACCGAGTCAACGCCGACCTTGGCGAACGCATGATACAGGTCCGCGTGGATAAGCAACCGCAATCTAACGACCTAATCCATAAAATCGCCAAGCAAACCGAACATCACTCTATCTTCCGCAAGGAAATCGTGGCTGCGTCCGCTAAACTCATCCGTCCCAACATCTCCGTCGATATAGATTTACCATTTGAACAACAACAAGCGATATACACCTGCGCCGAACTCGTCGCCACTTGCCGTACTCCGGTCACTCGAAATTACAAGGATGAACTAATTTCAGTCGGGCATCCAGAAGGTACTGGCCGGGTTTTCCAACAGATGCTTGGTCTAGCCAAGGGCGACGCGGCCATCATGGGCCAAAGCTCGGTATCAGATATTCAGATTCCCTTACTCCGTCGCATAGCCCTCGACTGTCTCCCCTGGGCTCGTCGGGCCATTCTAATGACCATGACCAAGGAACCAGTCGAGAAAGTCAGACTCCGTAAAACCTCCGGTATCTCCCACAACTACACCTTCGATTTAGCTCTAGAAGAACTCGAAGCCTTGGGAGTTTTGGAGCGTAAAACTTGCGGTTTCGTCACTGAAGTCTCCCTATCGGAGAAAGTAACTCCGTTTTTCTAAGTCCTTTATTTCCATATACTACAACTAACCCCCCCAAAGAAGAAGTATATATATGTACGCCTACGTAGGGTACTATGGTGTACGGGGTGATTTTCAACGACTTACAGACGTTTTTGGGAATCCGTTAGCTCTCGTATACCCTATTCCAACCCCGTTTCCAATGATTCCAACAACTTGCGGGATGTACCAAAACCGGACACCTTTGGACTTCAAATAGTGGGCCAAAAGTACTCCCCCAATTGGTAATAAACCGGCCACTGTGTAGTTAAGAACCGGACGAGAAATAAATGGCCGGGCAAGGGGGTCCCGTTCGATGAACTCCCCCGGCCCATGATTCCTAGACTTCTGGGTCTGAATGGCATCGGTGAGACTGGCGGCTAGGGAGAGGGAGCTTAGAATTATCTCCCCTCGGGACCAGGAATTGCCGCCCCTAGCCACCGGGAGAGGCATGGACGACTTGAGATAGCTCCTGTGGGCATGAATCTCGCTATCCAGGGCCGATATGGGACGACTTAGCTCAATTCTGGACTCAGAAGGCTTGGTAGCCCGGAAATCGCGGGGGATGTCGATAGGAACGCAATAGGACACTGCTAGGAGGATGCACTCGGGAATCAAAACGGCACCCCCTCACTCTCCATACGGTCCATCTCCATCTTCACCAAATCATCATTGTCCAGGTGAGGGTATCCCGTAGCATCTGCTATCGCCTGCTCGTCCTCTACCTTATCCAAGTCCTCAGCACTTGGGAGTCCTTGAGTCAATGGAAGGCAATCCCCCACTAACTTATAACTCCTCTTGACCTCGGTATGCTCAGGCACTACCACCTCCTCATCCACCACCTCAACCTTACACGTCTCAGGCAACTTCCCACTAACCTTGAGGATGTAGTTACCGAACTTCGGTGTTCCAATAACCTCCATCGAATCCCCATTGAACGACTTATCCCACTTGCCCACGAGGGGTAACAACTCCCTGGCATCGGAGGCAATGTCATTCGATAGTACGTGTACGACTGTCTTATAGGAACCATTCGGGTCCCCTAGCATCAGGAACCCACTCTTTCTCAACACGTTCTCCGGCAACAGGAACCTCACCCGGTAAGCCTCGGAAATCTCCTGAGCCTTGTGTTGGACACTCTCTTGAATGTCATCTCGAATACTCATGTCCCCTTCCTCCCTCTCTGGAACTCCCGGAACTTACTCCCGAAGCTCCCATGACCAAATCTCTTGTCGTTCTCAATGCACCAGTTGAGGAACTCACTAGCCAACTTATACTCCCCCGGCGTCATCTGCTCCTCGACTCCCACTAACGCCACTTCCGGCTTGTAACTCCCGTTGTCCTCTACTCCCATTAGGATGAGAGTGCGCAGTTTTGGATTCATGGATTGCATTCTTATCTCTCCTCGCCACACCACTTACATTTCTGATACACCCGGAACACAATCGAACAACAATTCTCGTAATCATGTCCCTGTTCGTGGCAACGGTCCTTCATGGCCTCGACCGTCTCGTGACTCGCCTTGTCCACGTTGTAATCCGACCTCAGCATTTCCTGTCCTCCTTCCTCACTACAATTGCATCCCCTACGATGTAATCTCCCCAACTCCACAAATCGGTTAGCTTGGTCGCCTTGAGGTTACTGGGAAGACCGTGTATCTTCCCTTCCTCATTTACATACAGAGTCGCATGTCCGTTACCCGGTCGCAGGGGGACTATCTGAATAAGCCCGCCCACAAAACCCTGTAGTTCCTGAAGCGAGAATTTCTTCCCATCGTGAGGGCGAACTGTCTCGACTTTCCCATCCGTTCGATAAAGCGTTCCGACATCTGTTTTCAATTTGACCTCCAATACTTAGGCCCCCTACTCCCTACTCCTCCGGCTCCCATGCCACTTAGAAGGCGAGACTGCCGAGATGGATTAGGTTTCAGGGACCTTTGTTGTTCCCTCTAACTACTCACCCAATGAGATGCAGTAGTAGGGAAAAAGGATTCAGTTCTCTGTCCTAGGAGCTAACTACTTGGCCAAGCTGATATTCGCCAAGCCAGTAGCAAAGACCTTCGGGTCATCCAATCTCTTGAGAAACTGTTCCTTGGCGTCCGCGTAGCTCGTGGCCTCGGTCACCCCAAAAGCCGCCATCAGACGCTTGAAGGCCCCAAAGTCCCCATCGGGCATTGGAAACCCCTCCTCCTCCTCGAAACCACTCCTAATTTGTTCGTCTGTAAGATTCATGTTTCTTTTCCTTTCTAGTTAGCCGTCCCCGTCTTCACCCCCGCCAATAACCCCACATAAAACCCCGTCTTGAGTAACTCTTGATAAGCATCAAACTGGTCAATCTGCCCACTCTCTGCGGTAATATGCAAGCCATTCATAATACTCGTCAAGAAATCCGCCGCCTCATCCTCATCCTTAGCCACCCCAACGGACACCAGAATATCCAACATGGAGAACTCCAACTTCATTCCATGCCTAATTCCAATCTTCTGCCCGTTCACAACAATGGGAACAGTCTTATCCGCCGTGGCCAAGCCCTTCCCTACCTCCTTGAACTTCTCCTGCATTTCGTTAATGCGTTCCATTGAAATCATAGTGCCCCCCGATATTGACTGGCATCTTCTGCCCCAGTATACTCAGCGTCCCTGCGTGCTATCTGTCTCCGCTGGTGGTCAATACGACTCTGAGAGACTACCAGAGATTCCCCATTCTGCCGGAATGTCTTGACATCGTTAATCAGCACTAAGTCGGGACTGGCGAGGATAATCTCCCCCACTGCCTCAAATGCTCCCAACTTATTCCATCTTGAGTTACGTTCAGGATTCTTTTTGATATTCCTCGTTTGATACTCCATCATTGTGTCACTCCCTCCTTGAGTACATGTCCCACTGGCCTCATCCCAGCGTAGACCGTCCCAAAATCTCCCGTCCAGGCTATCCCGACATCATGGGACATTAGATGTTTCTTGACCTCCCGTAGCAAGTCGCGCTCACTCCCCACCACAACCTCCCCACTCCACTTACTCCTCCCAATGTCCTTCAGTTGATACCGTGTCCCAGTCATCCGTAATCCCCCCTGCTGGGAACTGGCTGTCAACATTCTCATTAACCGCCTCATCCCTAGCTAGTATTTGATTCCACCAATCAGCGATTCGATTCCACATGGTTTCCCTCGCTCTCTCGGGTCCCATCCCTACAGGACAGAACAAAACAAGGCGAATAGGACTGTCCTCTAAGTTGTACCTCTCCGCTGATAGAGATAGAACCCGCGAACGGAGACTGTCCAGATTACTACCAGTCTCCTATCGTGGAGTCACTCTCCAGGGTCAAAGGCATCTGCCCCTGCTTCCCCCAACAATTCAATCACCCTTGTCAACGGGGTAGCCAGAAAACCCGCTACTGCACCAACGAAAACATCGAACAGTTCCCCTACGACTATCGCCAAGAGAACCGCATTGCCTAGGAGAAGGAATCTTACCCACAATCTCCGAAACCTTTCTTTCCTCAGATTCTCCTCGTGATGTATCTTGTGAGAGTGTGCGAACTGTGTCACCACTCACCCCCGGCTCGCTCGTCTCGCAGCGCGTTCCTGCGCCATCTTGGCCTCATTGACCTTATGGAACGGCACGGTAGTGCTCCACACCGTTTCATCTTCCCGGCGAACGTTAAGGTACACTCCCTCGTTCCCGACAATCGTGCTGGCCGTGACCTTCTCTCCAAATTCCACCGTCTCAGACTTAACCATGACATCCTCCAATTCTGGGATTGAATGTATCCCGGGAGGGACACGGCATAGACTGGATACAGCTATCCAATCCACGTAGGGTTGTCTTTGGCTGTTCCCCTTAGCCGTGCGGTCCCTCCGGCGATACACTGAATGTATCCCTTGATGGGGACTAGATGACTAATAATCCCCATCCTGTGAGACATTCTCACGTCGGTCCTTGTGACTGCCGACTTGCGAGTGTTTGGATGATAGTCACCCGGAAAAAGATTCAAAGGTATTGATTCGCTTATACGTCCCCAGAGACCTATCAATGGTCTCCTGTTTAATGGGGTACATTAATTTCCCCAACTCCCATGCTTCGGCCTCAGAGTCCACCATGCTTTTCTTGGCCTTCTCAGGCATAGCGCCGAAGATGTTGTAAAGCATCTCAGTATGCCCTGCGTCCCCCTTCTCAGCCTCAATACCCCGGATATCCCCCTTAGACGCTGGCGTTCCGAAGATATCCCCAACAATGTGCCCCAACTCGTGGGCCAGATTCTCAGCCATTGTCCCCGGATGTCCCTCCGGTGTAGGCACAATATCCAGCCAATATCTATTGGGCTTCTGGACATTGGTATGTGCCGCACTCGGCCCAGGCTTCGCATTCGGGTCAATTGTTATCTCAATAGTAACTGTCCTCTTTTCCATAATCTCCTCCCTCTCAAATAACTTCGCAATCCGCGAAGTTATGTCAGAAGGTAGCGGACTACTTGATATCCCCCGGCCCGCTAGCGTGGGTACTCGTGAACCCTCACACAAAACTATCCGCTGTCTGCAATCTCTCAATCAATACCGCCTGTTGGTGGTTATATTGCTTAATCTCCCCGGCCAGTAATCTGACCGAAGACTCCTCATCTGTCTCACTGGAAATCTCTATGATGAGAGACCTCTCCCTCTCACCTTTCCAGTACCCCGTGGCCGGAATGACCGTGAAGCCATCGAAATATCTCCCAACAATGGCCTCAATTTCCTTCCGGTTCTTGTCCTCAGTGAATAACCGATATACCATATTCTCCTCCTATTAACTTAGGTACATCCTGCGGGAGACTGATACCCTCAATCCCCCGATTGGATGTATCTAACCCAAAAGGGATTCGCCCTCGCTCCCCCAGAATTCCACATCCTTCAGTGGAAAATGGTACACCGTGAATTGCCTATGTCCCAAGGAACTTAATCCCCTTGAGTCATAGCCCCATTCACAGGTAATTCTGAGGGTGTAGGTGTCCATTCTGTCCCACGTGGTAACCTCAGCAGGAAAGAACAACGGCAACCGATGCCGCAATTGCAACCTCAAATGGCCCTTTGTTTCAACACTCACAAAGTACCTCCAGAGAATCAATTTCCATTGACTCTCCTCGAATCCCCCAATAGATGCATGGGAGACTCGCGGCGATTCAATGAATTCCCGTGGCCACCGCTACCCATTCGACGGCCACCCAGACTGCCAGTCCCCAGAGGAGGAGTCTCGTTACTCTCTTCACGACTTCCCCCACTTATCGCCAATTTCGCGTTGGGCAGATGCAGAGTAGAACGGCGGAAGCGCGTTCCCGTCAACAATGAACTTAACTCCCGTCCCCTGCATAACGGTAAGAATGGGAAGCAGATGCTTGACAACGACATCGGCGTAAAACGGTTCCCAAATCTCATTCTCCCGTCGAATGGCGTCGGTCTCATAGGTCCCAGACTCTTGAGCCATCTTATCCACCTTCTCGTGATGTAACCTCGCGGCCTCACGTAGAGAGTTTTCAATGGCCAGTTTCAAACTTCGAATTTCCATAATATCCTCCATGAGTCTTAGTGAGACTCCTCGTGCCCTCCGTAAAGAGCACGCAGCGTGCCACTAATCCACCATTCCCTTTCTTCGTCTCCAGTTCACCCAAGTTATCGCCTGAAGATGAGCAACGGGAATGTTCAATCCCTTCGCCACCTCGACATAGGCTGTAGCTACCTCACTAAACCGCCGTCCTTTTGAGTACAGTTTCCTGTCCTCATCGGATAACATGCGATTCAACGCGACTGCGATACTATGCCTATCAATTACAGGCATCTCGCAATTC